CCCTTAAGAACTTCACTTGAAGAAGGATATCCGTTAACCATCGGTCTGATTTGGCACTCAACAGGAATAATAGCATCTTTACTCTGGAAGAATGCTCTAATCTTTGTGATATAAACCCCAGTTGAGTTATCAACATAGAATGACTGAGCAATTGGGTCCCAATCAACACCACGAACACCATCAGGCGGCGGCCAATCAAACCCATCGTCGGTTTGTAGTGTAGGTGGTGCCGGCGGAGGCGGCGGAGGCGTAACTCTTACTTCCTGAGTTCCATTAGCAAAATAATAAGTCACACCTCTTGAAGCTGAATTGTTTCTATTCTCAACAGTAATATCATAAAGACTGAATCTTCTTACACCAGTTGAGAATCTCAATGCATCAGTATTAGGAATAAAGAACGAACCTTCAATAATGCCATTTGCATTGGAGATAAGAGCAGTAGGCCCTTCAGGGTGCTGAGTAAGATTTGAAGCACCAATCTGAGGATTAGTGTTTACTGCAGCAAGTCTTGTGAATGTTTCTTCTCTTACCCAATCATCAATTCTTCTGCCGTCAAAGAATGCCCAATGTTGTGAATTAGGCAAAAGACCTTCAGCTCTAAATGAGATTCTTCTTGAACGGATGAACGGGATAAAGATGCTATTGGCTGTTCTGCCGTTTGGAGCTCCTCTCTCCTGAATACCAAGGGTCTGAGTGATGTTCCCTTGGTCATCAGGCTCGGTACCGAACCAGCCCCAGTTCACGCCGTCCCAGTTAAGATCAACTGTATCAAAGATTGAAGACACAATTTGGGCATCTCTAGGTCTTAGAGTAGCTATAAGTTCGGCAAGAGTACCGCCGCCTGTAAAGCCTTCTGCATCAGTTAAGTCTGGTGAAGCAGCAATTGATCTTTCAATATCAGAAACACCAAGAACAAACTCAGGGCCCCCTGTGATTGCTACTGGAGAAGTGATTACATCTCTCCATTCATCAGTACTCGGAGATAGCTCAATGTTGCCACGATGATCAATCACAGAAAACGGGTTAATATTCTGAAGTCTAGAAGCTTTTGGTTGATCTAGAAATAGTTCTTCTGTATACTTAAGGAAGACTTTATCTCCTTTCAGAACAATGTTAGTAGAGAGATCAGAATCATAAAACATTCTTACATTTTTCTCACGGAAAGAAGGTCTTAATAACCCAACAGTAGGATCAATAGAAGCTCTATATTCTAGATTGTTTACATCTGAAGCCTGATGTGATTTAAAGTCATCAGTAAGGAAGCCAGCCTTTGTTCTAGAGAAGCCAGAGGAATCGAGTACCTCGATACTTGCTGCAGATAGATCTAGCAAACTTAAGACTGCTAATTCTTCTACCTTATCAATTTTCTTATCTAGTTTGGCAATATCTCTCATAGTATATCTTCTATTGTCGATATAGGACATAGAAAGGTCTTTAGTATTGAGAGTATTTGGGCCTAATTGGATGTTATATAGATCCATTGATCTAGCAGGAGTTACAGGATATTTAGGATCAAGACTTGGAGTACCTTTGAGATATACAATTGAACCAGACTGATTCAGAATAAGCTTATCTTTTCTTCTGTTGTAGTAAGTAATATCAGCAGTAACAAGATCTGTATTCTGAGGCAGTTCATTTACTCTTGCTGAGCCAGCGCTAAAGCCAGCAGCATCATCAGAAACTCTTGAACGGAAGTCAAATACATCTCTAAGTTCAACCTTTTCACCATTCTGCATTCTATAAGATGGGATATCTTTATACTCAACTTGACCAGTATATGAGTTAACAGCAAAGAAGTTGCCATTTGTTCCGTGTTGAAAGTATCTGAACCGAACAAAAACATTACCTGTTGGAACATTACCGCCGCTGGTAAGCATCATTTTGCCTATACCATAGAAATTATCTCTCTGACCATTGTCAAGGAAATAACATCCACATGTATCTTCACCATCAGAATCAACTAGAGTGATTCTAGACACGTCATAAATATCAGCCTTAGCAAGATCTAGATAAGCTTGGCCATCACCATCTGAGTCAATAGCAACTGTCACAGTTGTTTCAGTTAATGTTTTTGTTCTGAATGAACCAGAAGCTCCACCTTTATTGACAAGAGCAATTACTTTAACAGCTGAATTGAAAGGCATTGCAGTCAGTACTGCTGAAGCAGTGCCTGCCCCAGTAATTGCTGGAGAAACTACATCACCAGATGAATCAACAGCTACAATCCACTCAGTTGTAGAGCCAAAAGTTTCGCCAGATGATGAAAGAGAAAGATTAAGCTCACCAGCACCATTAGTAGTACCAGTAAATGATCTTTCAACATTAAGACTTACATCAGATATTGAGGAAGGCCTTGAGAGAGGGAGAGTAAAGAAAGCATCATTATTATTTGTTTCTTTAAGAACTGCAACACTATTTTCTAGAATTAAAGTACCATATTCAACATTACTAGCACCAATACTTCTTACAGTACGGAAATTCAATCCTGTATTCATACTTATATCAAAGAGATAGATTCTGTAGGTAGCTCCATCAGCTTCAATGCCTCGTACTCTTGCTGTGCCGATAATCGAGCCGCCAGCAGTATCAGCATTATATAGATTCCATTTCTCAAAAGATGATAGATCAGGTAGACCCTTCAGAAGAGAAACTTTAACATAATTGCCATAGTTGGCTGCAATAACTTCATTTTCTACTAGAGAAGTTGTGATTGGCTTAAGAACCTCAAGAGTAGAAGCTCCTGGATCAATTCTATAACCTTCAACATATCCGACACCTGGAGCAATATTTAAATTAAGTTTAGTGAGATCAGAATCATGATCTTCGAATTTAGAAATAAAAGGTTTTACAACATAATTACCTGATTCTTCTTTAGTACGTGTAGCCAATACGTCAAGTAATACATTATAAGTACTATCTGATTTATTGATATTTACAATTTCACCATTGGTTATTTTAGCTATATAAACAAAGTTTTCATCAGAAGCAATATCAGCTTCATCAATCAGAGTTAAAGTAATTCTATATCTGTCTGCACCTGGAGCTGATAGATTAGGAGTTTCACCAGAATTATCATAAAGAGACACATCATCAGTAGCAGTAACAATATCTTCTGTTACCTGAAAGCCTACTACACCAGAAGGAGTTGTGGTGTATTTACTGAAGACAATAGACTGAGCCTTTGCAAATACAAAGTGTCCTTGAATATAGAACTCTCCTGAACCAACACTGACTTTAGTGCCCTTACCAAAAGCAGGATTGCTTACTGTATTTGTAGTCTGAACAGTTAGAATTGTACCAGTTGTATCACCAACAATATTCTCAGCAGCTGTAAATGTCACAGCTGAAGTACCTGCAGAAGCTGCATTAGAATCAGTATATTGGACATAGATTGTAGCCGGATCAGAACCAGCAGGCACAATTTCAAGGATTCTAGCTTTCACACCAGAAGTTGATCCTTCAAACGTTTCACCAACAATTGATGTCAGATCAGAAGGAAGAGTATTAGCGCTTGTATTCAGTTTAACAAATCTATGAGAAATGTCAATACCAACATTAGCAGCTGGATTAACTGAAGCTCCATCTTTGAAGATATTATCTCCAAATCTTTTCATTTCCTGATTAATAATAGTCTGCATCTGTGTAAGTTCGCGAGATTGCACATACCTACCATTATTGAAGAGTATCTGATAGAAATTATCACTATCAGTATAATCGTCATTGTAATTTTGTTCGAAGAAGGCTTTTGTTAATTTTTGAGTCATTTTAAACCGTTATAGTTGAATTACTAATTTAATATCTTCAGTCTGTGAAGCAGACCTAGTGATCGGCGCAGCATTACCAAGATAAAGAACTTCACCTGAGAAAGGGTTGATGTCTGCAGAGTCCAGACTTAAGACGGAGCCAGAAGCACCGCCTGATGCAGTAATAACAGTACCCACATCAGAATCAAATTTGCCATAGCCAGTAGTATATGTTTGATGATAATAGATAATATCTGAATCTATGTAATCAATAATAGCTTGTGAGCTCGAATTGTTTCCAGTAAAGATTTGATTAGCAGTAAAAGAACCAGCCTGTGCAGCTGTAGCTACAATGATGCTTTTTAAAGCAATACCTGTACCAGTTTCATATAAGATACCAGCATTTGTTTTAATGTTTTTAATAATCATAGTCTGACGAAAATCATTATCAACAATGAATTTACCTGCCTCAGTACCAGTAGGTTTTGTGTTGAACATCACAGCAGTTGCTCTAAGATCAACAATAGGATTTGCTCCCATTCCTGAATCTAGGTCTGCATAGATTGGCTTAACTGAGGCTCCAGAGCCACCGCCGCCTGTCAGAACTAATCTGGCATTTAGATAATCGGCTCCATGTAAAATAGTAGTATCAGAATCACTCAATTCAATTTTTACTACTTGACCGGAAGAAACAAATGCAACTGCTGATGCATTAGTACCGCTTCCTTCAATAGTAATGCTTGGGGCTGATGAGTATCCTGTGCCTCCTGAGATAACTTCAGCACCTATAATCTGGCCAGACACTGCTGCATCTTGAACATTTTTCTGAACAGTATCAAAAACAGTATCAGCTGAATCAATATATTTGACAGGCATAAAGTTACCGGAAAGCCATAATGCTGCATCAATAGCTGAGATAGTATAGAGGAATTTCCAAACATAACCATCAGCTGTTTTGAATGAGCTATTAGATTCACCACTGGGAAGAATAGTTGAGACAACAGCTACACCGGCAGCATTTTTACCTTGTTGTAAACAGATATAAACGTTTCTTGTGCTAGTTAAAACATAATAAGCAGGTGTTGTGTGACCTTCAGCATTATCGGAGAAGGCAGAATAGATAGTACCGGCAGACCAATCAACTCTAGGAACAACATACGAAAAGTCTTCTGCTGATTTAATAGATTGCATGGATTCTCTTGCTTCACGAATTGCTCTACCTGAATTTAAGGGAGCAACTACTGCATCTGAATCACCCCAGATTTCAGATTTACCGATAGCAATATAATAACGTTCTGTAGTAGCTGCTAAATCAGTACTCAGCATATAAAGTAGATTTTTCTTAAGAGTATTAGTGATGATTGTATTAGCCATTTATATGCCTTACGTTATTGATTTGTATTGATCTGAATCACCGTGAAGAAACCAATTAGTACCTTCCCAGATAAATTCAGCAAGGCCGTATTGCTTTAGACCTAAAGAAGTACCGTTAGCAAAATTCACTGGTGTGATTGTTGCAATACCTGCGCCTTTATTCAATACCTTTTTCATTTCGCCTACGGCTGTACCGTCAGCTAAAGTCATACTGATGGCTGTGCCGGAATTCATAATGCTTAACGGCACAGAAAGAGAGATTGCACCTGATGAAGCATTAGTTAAAGATTTCAGAGCAAGTTTAGACTCAACAATTAATGCACCAATGCCTTTTGTTCCTATCTTTAGATCAACATTAGTATTGGTGCCTGTAGAAGTAATAGAAGGGCCGTTACCAGTAGCACCATTAGTTATATTTATTCCATTTACAGCTGATGCTGTAGCAGTGAATTGAATCATTCCAGCGCCATTAACATCATTCAAAGAACCGCTGATATTAGCATCAACTAGAACTGCACTTTGAAGAGTTTTATTTACCAAAGTCTGAGCAACCCCTAGAAACACAAATGTGTCAGAATCAGCTAGGGCTGGAATTCTAATATTTGTGTCAGAATCAATAGATCCATTGGGTGTCACAATAAAGTTAGCTGAACCTGAAACTAATTGAGGTAAAGACATAATTGGTTCTATTAATGTCTTTTTAAGTAAAGTCTGCGCAGTAGTGGTGAGAATCAATTCGCCTGATGAATCTGGAATTGTTACTATATTATCAGCTGTTGGATCAACAGCCATAAGGCTTGTTTCAAATGTATTAGCCGAAACGCCCTCAAAGACAAGAGCATCAGCTTCAATTCTAATTTCATTGGAGATTACATTAGAATCACCACCAAGAAAAAGCCACAGTGCAGCAAAGTTAGAGTTAACTTTTGTTCCAGTCTGGTAGAGATTATCTCCAGTTCCGTCATTTCTGACAACACCTGTATTAATTATTGCTCTTGAAGACATTTCTGTTCCTATATTCCATATTTATATTTATTAAAACTATTGATCAAATTAAGAAAGATCGTTATTAGAATCATATCTTGCCATATCAAATGTTTCATACGTGTTAGACATATCAGGAGCTCCAGCAGAATCAGCATCCATTGTAATACTGTTAGCTCCACCGAATAGACTGATTGAGCCATACTGATTGGAGATATCTTCTATTGATGAAGAATCAAAGTAACTAATTGTTTTCAGAGCACTCATTCTTGTCATTATTGTATCACTATCTACAGGGTAACTGCTATCAGGTAACAATGTGATATCCACCATAGGTGACAATTGAGTAATTGTGCTAGTAGTTTCAACTGTGACAAAATCAACGCTCGCCTCAGAAATAGGGCCAGTTAAGACAATCTGGCCTGTTCGTTCAATCAGAACTTCTGAGCCTACCCAGAATCCTGCAGGATGAACAAAAATTCTATAAAGATCAGCCCATTCTTTTTGCTGAACATCAGACTTGATAAGTACTGAATGAATTTGCCATCTATCATTATTGATAATTCTAAAGCCGTACTCAGGGCCTACAAGAGAAACACCAACTGTGAAGATTTCTTCTTTAGGATATGAAATAGTAGGTTCTGTATTGAAGAAACTTCTGAAAAACAGCTGAGCAGAAAGAGGAGTACCTTTTGATCTAACTACAAGAGAAATAATCTTAGCAATAAGAACTGGATCAGAGAAGATATTACCTCTGATTGAATTACCTACCTCAAAAAAGATATTATCAATTCTGTCCAAACTAGTTTCATCTAAAAGTCTTAAAGAAAGAATATCTGAGTGGGTATTATGTAAACCGCCTGGTGCTTCATAATACTTTTCTAGGAACTCAACAAGATTGGGATAATCCTCTGAGAACCTAGAAGGCAAAATATTTCTGACTTGTGGCTGAGATATAACCAGATTAGTTGCTTGCATTATAGAATGTTTCTTCTATTTTCATAATCGACATAAGTAATTACTTCAGATAGATCATCATCATATTTGATTATATAATTACGCAAAGGTTTTATTAGAGACTGATTTGCCGGGACAGCATTTAGCTTAATGTAATCAACTGCCGCTAGAATCTTTGAAGTTTTAAATGCAGTAAGATTTACTTCGCCTGTTGATGAAGTAAATGATCCTATGTTATCTACTACAACAGTTTCAGAGTTATCAAGAATCTGTAATTTATTTGTTCCAAGTTTATTTTTAATAGTACAGATCTTTGTGTCATAAGTGAATTGTGAAGAAGTCAGTACATGATTAACATCATCAGGTACTGTTATAGTAGTAGGAAAAATAAGCGTATATGATTTTTGTACATTCAAAGTAGGAGTAAATCTTTGTTGCATTTTTACAGTAAGATCTGAGCTCAAGTTAGCAGGGCTATAATCATCAATAAGATTCAACAGAATAGATTTTCTAAATGTCTTATTAAATGCATTCAAGTTATATGTGAAGTAAGATATAATTACATTATTGATATTATTCTTCATCAGTTGTGCTGTAATTGAAGAAAGATTAGGATTAAAATAGAAAGAAGTAGACAGAACCAAATGAGTATCAATAGGATCTACAAACTTTGGAGTTATAGATAATACAGAAAGCGGATCAAGAAGATCTGCTTTAATCTCACTTTTTATTGAGGTTTTGCTATTATCAGATGTGTTATCAGGAAAGACAAGAGAAATATAGGCAGAACCAAAGTCAACTGGATCATTATCCTCTCCGCCCCAAGAAGCAACATCATTAACATATTCACTATATTGAGAAAGTATTTGGCTTTTATAATCTTGAGCTGTAACTATTCTTTTCTGAGAATTATAATTAAGAGGTGCAATTTGTCTAATTTTATCAATTGCTTTTTTATCAGCACCACCTGATGATTGACTCACAGTCAGAACACTAACTGGATGTTCATTTCCATCAACAGTAATTGAATTATTCATCGAAAAGACTTTTGCATTATTACCAGCAATTCCTGATGATCTCAGATAGAAACAGACAATAGAATTGCCAGCAGTAGGCTTGAGGCCTAAGCTAATACCTGAACCGAATATAAGTTCGAAGTTACCATTAGCTGCTTCTTTAAGAATGTAGTTTTTACTACTTGAGTCAATAGCAATAACTGAAGAAATATTCTTATAAATATCGTAATTAGTAGCTTGAGGAGAAGGATAAACTCTTACTGAAGCACTTGTCATATCCATATTTTGATCTTGAATCACATATACTTGAGACTCTGCTGAGTTTTCAACATAGAATGTTTTGGATAATAATGTGCCTTCTTTAATTGATATTTCATTCTCGCCTTTAGAATTCTTAAATTGGAAAAATCCATATCCGTCATCAGTAGCCGAACATGTCTCAACAGTCTGAAATGTATAAGAAATATCATCAATTGAAGTTGTGAATAATTCACCAGCTAGAAGAGTTATACTGACAGGTCTACCTGACTCAGAACTCAAGTCTACAGACATTGAGATCTTTGCTTGCGCTGAATTTCTTGAAGTCTGGTAATACCCAAGTGAAGCTGCATGCGAAACAACTGAGCCTCTGATCTGTGCGGTTTCGAGAAACGCTTCATTCAAAGAGACGTTGTTAATTAAAGCATTATAATGAGTATTATAAGCTAAGACATCTAGAATATTAGCAAGAGCAGAACCTTCAAAATCATAATCCGTAAACTCATCACTTCCGCTGAAGAAAGTTTTCAGAGAGGTTCTGATCTGATCGAAATCTAAGTCGGTTGAGTGAACATTTGTTGTCATTATTATCTTAACCTTGAAATGTATGTCTGCACAGTTAACTCTGTAGTGGAATTTTTGATATTAAAGACTAATTTAACAGATACTTCATTACTGTCTTGACGAGCATTAACTTCTATATCAATAATATTTACTCTTGGTTCATAATTCTTAATAGCAGTTCTGATAATGTTCTTAATAATAGTATTGCTATTCTGATCATTGAGCTCAAAGAGTTGAGCTCTAATATTTGATCCGAAGAAAGGTCTAAATGGCTTCTCATAAAAATTAGTAAGAACAATATTGAGTACAGATTGTTTTACAGCTGCTGCGTCAGTCTTCTTATAAATGTCACCACTCGGTTTCGGTTTAAACAACAGATCTATATCCTTAAAGTCTCGAGACCTCGAGTTAATAATAGATCTGTTCTGTAGATTGCCGTCTTCAAGAGACAGTGATTTACGTATTGCCATTTATATATTTATAACATTATTTCAACTAATTCCGAAGCTTGGAGACTGCCATTATAATAAGTTTCAAGAGATCTATTAAAGGATCCAGCATAACTATCATCCAACTCAGGAAGCTCAATATAAACTCTTGCTCTGATAATACCGTCTGGGTCATAAGTATGATAGTCAAGTCTCAATTTATCAAAGTAAGCAAATTGGCTCCACTGGCGAGCCAAATCAAAAACCTTTGAGTTATCAACTGTGCCGTTTTGATTTATGACTGTGTAAGAAATAGCTCTACCGTTTCTACCGAGATCAGCAAGAGAACCAGTTGCTACAGCTTCACCCTTTTCAGGTCTATAAATTCCTTCATCAATAATGATTCTATGTTTCTTGAATAGTGCTGAATCGGCAAAATATGCTTGGACATGAAGATATTTTGCTACTTCAAGTCTTTCACCTCTTTGCATGTGGTCAAGTGAAGTCCGTTCAGTTGAGCTTCCGAGAAATTTACCCAGAGAAGAACGAGCTGAAACTTTAGTTGATCCGTCTAATGTAAGATCATCCTGTAAAGCAATAGGATCATATGCAATCTGTCCTGTAAACGATTTCTTCGGCGCAGTATTAGAAGTGAATCTTCTTTTCTTAGAATCAGAACCAATAAGATCTTCACCTCTAATAGTCCCAGAGAATGTTCTACCCAATGCCTGAGGTATAACTCGAACAATAGAGCTATTTAATTTTCCCTCAGCAATTTGAGTTTTCAAAAAATCAGCATTTGAAGAGTGATTAGTATTTCTCAATTTGGAAATTACTTGAGCCGAGGTTAGTGTTTTTGATGTAGCGTTTCCGTTATCTGATGATCTATCTATAGAGTTCTTAATAGAATTATCAGGATCAATCTTTACCTTTGAAACACCAATTGAAGACTTATTAACAGCATCAGAAACAATGCCTGAAGTAGGCAGAACAGTAGCTGTATCAGTTCTAGCTGGAACAGAACCTCCCACAACAGCAAGAGGTGCGCCTAAAGCTCTATGAGACAGTTCAGCATATTCTGCAACGCCAGTAAGGTCGCCGTGAAAGGTAGAAGCATAGGCTACCATTCCTGCTCCACCAATAGTTCCAACTGAACCTATAATAGTCATTGAAGGGGCACTCATGTTGAGAGACTGTGAAGAGAAACTCATACTGGACTCAGAACTCTGCTTAAGCACACCCGAAGCTGTTATGGATGCACTACCGTCAACGGCAATAACGGTATCACCCTTAGAGAACAGCTTATACGAGCTTAGGTGTGTTTGCACAGTAGGACCTGCAACAATCATATTACGTGAGCCCTTCACAACTTCATTGCTATTTCCCATGATATAAGTCTGAGTAGAAAAAGCAATTGTTTCAGATTTAGATCCGCCAACAGTCACATTGTAATTTCCACCCACATCAACTTCATAATCTCCATCAACTTTTAGCTTAAGAGATCCTTTGTAGTTCATTTCACCATTGCCTTCAACAATTAGCTTATGTGATCCTGCCACAATTTCTACTTTATTACCTCCTGCAACAACAAGAATAGATCCATCGGGCCTAAATTCAATTCCAGCACCTGAGGAATGCTTAATAAGAATTCTCTCATTTCCAAGTGTATCATCATACTCAGTTACATGCCCACCTGGAGTCTCGTTAGTTCTCACATTTGGATAAACTGAACCAGAACCCGGCTGTAATTCAAGATCAAGACCTTCAACAGAACCTCCAGTCTCTAATTCATGTCTGAAACCTCCCTGCGCGGATAAATTAAGAGAACTTTCACCTCGATAATCATCTCGAGGAAATTCACCATTTATATCTCTATGATCGCTCATTGCATAATCCTTCTAAGCCAGGCGGGAGCATATCTCGCCCGCGCAGCTCTGCCGCCCCAATATTTAGCTGCTCCAACTCCAGGCTGTCCGTAAGCAATATCTACATGAATTCCTAAGTTCTGCATATATCCGCCGCCAGCACCAATTGCTGAAATACCATTTGATTTCGCATTTCTACAGAAGCTTTCTATTTTCGGTAAATCTGCTTCAACAGCAGAACTTAATCTTCTGCCGCCTGAATAGATCCATATGTCTGCTGCATAACCATTGTCATGTCTTCTTGATCCTGTTCTTCTACCCGATGGCGCTTGGCCGCCAGAATAGATAACAGCACTGAGACCTGCCGAGCGCGCTGCAGACTCAATCATTTCAAAAAGTGATCTCTGAATGGGCTGATTTCTAATTTTATTTGAAAACCCTGCCACATAAGAAAGAGTATCAGTTGAATTAGATTGTCTGCCTTCAATTAGTGAAGCATTTCTATCAGCAGTTTCAGTACTAAGTGTAGAGTTTCTATGAGAGCTTGGATTAAAGCCTGGACTTGAGCTATTCTGATTAATTTCGTTTCTACCGAGAACAGAAGTTCCAGGATAAACTCTAAAGAAGCTTCGTGAAACCATGCGATAAGTATTCATTTGAGCTGGAGTTAATGAAGCAAGAGAAAGAGTACGGTCTTCAGCATGTGCGCCTGTCATGGCAGCATACCCGCCTACAAATCCTACTATTATATTTGTTCCATCAATTACAACATCAATTGGCACCATTCTCTGAAGATTTCCATTTCTTAATATCAGATAATGAAAATCATATTGATTTAGTCTCAGAAGGTCTTGTGCTTTAAGATCTTCATCCATAAATGTTTCAGTCCAATCGAGAATAATAGCATCAACATTTCTATGTGATGTCCTTAAGTCTGCTTCAAATTCCTGAGAAGTATTGACAAAGGTGAAGATATTGTCTACTGAGTTTTGAGAAGTAATAGGAGTAGTTATAACTCCATCAAGAACACTCCACAAGTTTGTATTTGACCCAAGTCTTAGTACATCTTCAATTGAATTAATATTAGAAATAGCATCAATTGAAAGAGTAATAGAAGAAACAACTCCCTCTATCTCAGCAATAGTCATATTTGATGTAGCTTTAAGAAGACTTACTGATTCCTGTATATTTCCCACCATCAAAAGATTCACTACCTTATCAGCAGTAACTGAATCAATTGGGGAAGTTAAAACAGAATTGAGTTGGTCTAAAATGCTTGAATTTGTAGGCAGAAGAATACTATTCAGAATTCCATTGGATGCATTGGGAATTAGACCTGTGAGCTTTCCGACAAGATCAGTAAGACGAGAAGTAAAAATATCTGCTGTACTTAGAATAGTAGAGATATCTCTTACAAGAGGAAAGGAGGAAAATTTACCCAATGTTGCTTGAATTTCTCTAGTACTTATTGAGCCTGTGTTTGTTAATAATCCATTAACACCACGAGGTGTCATAGAACCGATACTGTTATTCAGAAAATCAGCCGTAACTATATCACCAGTTAGACTTGATAATTCTGAAGCAAAAGAACTCTGATTCTGTAAAGATGCATCAACTCCGGTCACAGCTGGAGTTAATTGCCCAATTGGAATTCTCGCAAATAAATCATTTGTCTGGGAATCTGCATCAAGAAAAACCGAAATGGCTTCAATACCGTCTACAATAGTTCCAGCAGAGATAATATTTGTATCAATTGTGCTTAAAAACTCTTGTGAAGAAACTTCAAGCTCAGACATAAATGAACTGAAGCCTGCTGATCTGCTTACTTGATTAAGTTGGGTAAAATCTATCATTCAAATTGTCCAAATACTATTTCAGCATTTCTTATTCGTGTTTCAGTTGCTGCATAAGCAGCGTTAGGTCTTTCAAACTTATCTTGAAAAACAATTGTAGCTTCTCTAATTGTATCTGTAGCTTTTAATTCACTCAGGCCAAGATAAGGTTTTGTATTCAATTCAAATATAATAAAGTCCAATTGTGTTTCAAGTGATAGATGAGATCTTCTTGTTCTTGAAGCAAAATCCTTTAAAGCATCTAATCTTCCTGCAGCAGGATTCCATTGAGCAATTCCTAAAGAACCTTCACCAGCTGCAACAATGGTTGGGTTTATATTTATTCCAGACTCTTGCATTAGATTACCAACAATACCTGCAGCTTGTTCAGGGCTGAATCCTTTATCAATAAAGTAATTAAATGCCTTCTCAGTATTATCAGCACCTGTTAAGTCTGCTTGCTCTAGAGGAGTATCAAACATGTAGTCCGAAAATGCTGGCCCAGTACTTCCTCTAATAGATGCGGAGACTGTTTCTTCAATCTTAGGTATTGTTCCCCAGATAATTGGAGACTGTGAAGCATTACCGTCTATAAAGTATCCTATAACTGTAGCTCCGGGTAGCACATTGGGATTCAAACCGAGGCCCGAGACTCCAGGCTCAGTAGTAGGAAGAATTACTGCAGCCCAGGGAAGTTTACTATTGGGTATCTGGGCTGCAGTACCGTGCAACCCTCTGATTCTAATTAAGATTCTCCCAAGCTTTAATGGATCTCTATTATCAATTGCTGTTCCGACAAACCAACGGAATTTATCACCGTAGAACATTAATTATTTCCTTCAGTATTCATAAGTTTTGTCCCAGTAACATTAACTGAGTACTTAGTTCTAGAAAAGGTATGTTGTGCCGCGTAGATAAGATACAGACCTGATTTCTTTGAGTCATATATGTCATACTCAGAGATATTATCCCCAAGAGGAACAATGTTCTTCGAGAATCTCATGTGCATCATATTACCCACACAGACTTTATCAGTATCAGTTATAAATTTTCTGCCAGGTACTTCAATAGTAATTGGAGATTTCATAATAAGATCACGTAGGTTTTCAGCAAATCTTATCTTAGAAAAATCACCCTCAAACTCTTGATCATGAATAGAGTTAATATGGTCACTGTATTGTTGAGAAAAGAATAGACGAGAATCATTAACTGAATTAAAGTTATGTAATCCTCCCATAAACTTATCATCATAAAGCTTATTATAGCTATTGGGAAACATTTCAGCAATAGTAACATACTGCTGAAGAAGATTCATTCTGAATGTGATTTCTCTCTGATTAGTTAAATTAGTATAGTTCTGAATAGAACCAATAGAACCATTCAGAACCTGCTTGAGGGTATTATCTACTTTTGATTCAGAAAATGCAGAGATATTATAGGACTGTATTTCAATATTCAAAGATTCACTCTTCTGTGCAAGAAGATGGGAATAAGTAAAGGCTTGATCAACTGTATTAATAGGCTCATCAAGAATCATTTGTGCTAAAGAAAGAAAATTCATCCTTTTTCTTGGCGATAGTGATGAAAAGAAAAAATAAGGAGTACCAATTGTATCTGTTGATTTATCTCTGATTACTCTAGCTGCATCAAATGCATTTATAGAAGGCACAAGATATCTCATTGTTGATTGTGAGCTAATTGTTGAATTAAGTTCTCTATCAATTTCAGCTTCAGCCAGAAGCTTACTCATAATAGCTTCTGGCTTGCCATCAAATGACTTAGTAATAATACTTTTTGCCTGCTGAAAATATATGTCTTCAACTATAGCAAAGAATATTAATTCAGAATTATCATTAACCTTTTCTGATACAATTCTTTCTGTGATAACAAATCTCTTCTCGATGATTACATCAGTCTTATCTTGAAGACAATAACCCACCTCAAAGAACTCAGTACCTGAAAAATCAATAGTGTTCAAAAAATCAACTGTATCTATTATGGCTAGAGTCCCAGTCAAGTACGGCTTATCAATATGTTCATGAATGTTGAGTTCAGAAATAGCTTCTGTGATATCATAAACATCATCAAATCTATCTGCTGATATTTCAGCCTTAGTGAAGTAATATGAATATGGTGAGGAGAAATTATCTGCCATTTGAGCTCATTACTGATTGGAATTCTTTCACAATGCTTGAAACAGTAGACTTCTTAGGTACTTTAATTTCCTTTAAAGCATCATTAACAGTATGATAATAGTCTGTATTTGAAATAGGAGTATATGTTCCAGGTTCTACAGAAAATGGATCTATATCAACAGCATTCAGATCTGCATCAACATAATACTTAGTTGCATCTTCTTCATATGAAGAAGTTACGAGCTGAATTGAATTAGATCCAGATATGAGAACTTCACCTTCAGAGAAGACATGTCTTCCTTCTACTGTGATTAAACCAAGCTCTAAATTTCTTGAAACAACTGTAGTAGAAACACCAGAAGTGCTTCCGGCAAGAGTATCGCCAATGAGAAAGATAATTGAAATATCATCATAAGTACGAATTACAGTATTAGTAAAGTCCTGAGCTATCTTTTTATTGAGCTCAAACCTAGTTAAAGGCCAGCCTGATTCTTTTATATGATCATTCATAAAGTATAATAGCCAATGATAATCAGGTGATTGATAAAACTTCTGAGACAATTGGTCAGCTCTTTCACCTTCCATTATTGTATATGTAGTATAGTAATTAAGTTCATCTTTGATTAAATCAACAATTTCGGCATAAGCAGACAAATCTTGTGTTTTAGAAACAATGCCGTCCCCAAAAGAATATTCAGTCTTCGGAAAATATTGAAAGAATTTAGCCATTAGAATCCACCTTCTTCTACATCTGCTCGAGTTAACGTCTCGATTTCTTTAAAACTCATAGACAGGTTAATTTGAGCTGGATTTCCGTCTTCATGTAGAGCCGCAGCAGTTGGATTGTAAGTTGAGTTAACATTTGTCAGATAGCAATCTTTTATCTTATGAGCAAATGTTGTTCCGTTTGCTTCCATCGAGATTCTAAACTTGTTGGGAAACCTTAAACCAAGAGGAATACTAAAACTTCCAATTTGAACATCATCAAAATTAATATTACCTAAAATAGTTTCAGGATAGAGTTCTGTTCTAAATAACTTTATAATTTGTCTAATCTGTTCTGCTTCTTGAGCTGAATCTGGAATTAAAGTAAACTCAAATGTAAACTCTCGAATATTAATTCTCTCAAAGATTGCTCTAGTATGAGGATTAACAGAAACACCCAGAGCAGCTCTAATACCACCTCGAACACCTGCTCCAGAACCGGTCAACTGCACTGCAGCTAATTTAGCTGCTTCAGAACCAAAGTTATTAAGGATGGCATCTTTAATATTGGTCATAGAATTAGATATAGAATTAACTGCTGCTCCTGTAATACTAGCACCATTATTGATACCAGTCATTGTTGCAAATCCCGCTTTACCGAGATCTGTGTTATCAAATGCAACTCCATCTTGGAATTGAATAGCAGGCGGCATATACAATGTTACAATTGGGCCCGATGGGTCTTCAATTACTGTATCACCTTCTTCAACATTTTTAATCACCTGAAAGATGATAGTTGAATTAAAGCCTTTTTGGTTTAAAGGGTATCTGAGATTTGCCATCTAAATCCTATAAATAAATTTAAGTATAATTATTTATAGGTTCTACCGTGGCTAAATCTGGCATTTACAAAGTTAAAAATAGAGAAAAGTATCGAGGTGATGCTGGAAATATTGTCTACCGAAGCTCTTGGGAAAAGAGAGCATTTGAGTGGTGTGATAGAAATGAAAATGTTATCAAGTTTTCTTCTGAAGAAGTGATTGTTCCATATTGGTTTGCCGGTGATAAGAAATGGCACAGATATTTTGTTGATCTTAAGATTGTAATGAAAGACGGAACAATAAGACTCATTGAAATAAAACCCAAAGCTCAAACTATGAAGCCGAAGTTTCCAGGGAGAAAGACAAAGAGATATCTGACTGAAGCATTAGGCTTTGTTAAGAATCAGAACAAATGGGAAGCTGCAGAAAAGTATGCAAAAGACAGAAATTGGACTTGGGAAATATGGACAGAGGATACATTAACTGCTATGAATATTCTCCCCAAAAGACTTAAAGCTCTACCAAAACTAAGAGGACCGAAGAAGAAATGATTTCTCTATTTGATAAACTGAAATTAGCAGCATCACAAAAAGGCTTACAGCCTAGATCAAAAGAGTCTGTAAAATGGTTTCGACAGAGAATCTCAAGTATGAGAGGAAAAGAACTTCGCCGAATTAAAGGTGGAGATCTAATGAAACAAGATGACATAACAATTAAGTCTGGCCCTCTACCACGCGTCGGATCAATGGCTATGTTTTTCTATGATCCGAAGCATAAGAAAACACTTCCCTACTATGATGCATTTCCGATGATCATTCCTGTTGGGCCTGCTAAGGATGGATTCTATGGGCTTAATGTTCACTATCTTCCTCCTCTCCTGAGAGCAAAGTTTCTTGATGCTTTGCTTGATGTCACAAACAATAAAAAGTTTGATGACAGTACAAAGTTTCAGATTTCTTACGGAATGCTTAAGGCTGCTGAAAAGCTAAAGTATTTTAAACCGTGTTTTAAGCATTATCTATTTAAGCATGTCAGAAGCAAATTCGGCATTGTATCGCCTGAGGATTGGGAGATTGCTATATTTTTACCATCTGCTGATTGGCAGAAAGGATCTGGTTCTCAGGTCTATAGAGATTCTAGGAAGATTATCAATGGTTAATTTCTCTGTAAATTCCTTCAAGGCTGCAGCTCATAATGGGCTGCTTCCTACCAATAAATACCAGGTCATATTACCCGGTGATGTAAGTCCTATCTTTTCCGGGCCTAATTTTTCTGCTACTTGTAAGAATGCATCACTGCCTGGCAAACAGATTATGACTTCTGAGAGAATAATAGGCTCGAATGTTCAGAAAATGGCATACGGATTTGCTGTTGAAGATGTAAGTCTTGTTTTTCATATCACAAACGATATGGGAATTAAGTCATATTTTGAAGATTGGACTAGATTAGCTATTAATACTGATACAGATCCTATCAAAATAGGATATAAAGAAAATTATGCTAGAGATATTACCATTAAGCAATATAATAAGGAAAATCTTCTCGTCTATACTTGTATTCTTGAAGATGCATTTCCTATTACTATAAATGGTATTGATCTAGCCAATGACGCAAATGCAACTGCTGAATTAACTATTCAGATTGCATATACAAAATGGAGATCTGAATTTGACCCTGCCTAAATTAAACGCTTCCCCAAAGTTTACTACCAAGATTCCTTCCACAGGTAAATCTGTGAGGTTCCGACCTTATTTAGTTAAAGAAGATAAGGTACTTATGATTGCTTATGAATCAGGAGATTCTGCTACTGTGCTGAGTACTGTTCTCGATACAATTGAAGCTTGCTACGACGAGATTGATGCTCGGAATCTTACTCTTTTTGACTGCTTACATCTCTTCTCAATATTGAGGTCTAAATCAGTTGGTGAAGTTGTTGAGCTCAACATTGAATGTGCAGAATGTAATGCACTTAATCCAGTTGATGTTGATCTTGAGAAGTCTGCTATGTATGAAATAGAAGGTACTATAGAGTCTGAAACAGCTATAGCTCTTCAGGAAGATATGGACCTTATTGTCGCATGGCCGACTATGAAAGATGTTATTCAGCACCCCGAGGTCTTTACGAGTAAATCTCAAACAGAGCTTGGCTTGATCATGCTTAAAATAGTTCTTAGAGAAATCAGAACAGAAGAAGAAATAAGTCTCTTCAAGGAAGCAAGTGATAATGATATTGAAGAGTTTATTGGTTCCTTAAATGCTCGTCAATTTGCCTCAGTAAATTCTTATATTAAGAATCTCCCTGTGATGAAATATAAGATTGATTTTGAGTGCAGAGAATGTAAGCATAAGAATACTATGGAGCTGGAAGACCCACAAGATTTTTTTTAATATGGGCATCTCATGATTCTCTGATGAATCATTTTAAGACCAATGAGATGTTAGTGGCCGAGCATAACTATTCTCTGACTGAGTTGGGAGACATGATGCCTTGGGAAAGAGAAGTCTACGTTATTATGATAACGCAACGTAAAGAAGAAGAGGCCAAAAGATGGCAGCAATAAAAGATATCACCAAAGCTCTAAAGGCTAATAATAAGGTTAGTGCTAAGGCTTCAAAAAAGAATGCTAAAGGTATTGAAAAGCTTACTGATGCTATCGGCCAAATGACTTCTAGACTTGAGATGATTGCAGAAAATCAGACCATCATTGCAACTCGACAGAACAAATGGTTCAAGCCTCTATCCAAGATCATGAATACTCCTAAGCTTATCAAATCAGCTATAAGTATGATAAAAGATAATCCAATTACAAGACTTACAAGTGCTATTGTAGAAGCTGTGGTGTTTCCATTCAAGACAGTAACTAAAGTGATGAAAAGTATCTTCGGTATGTTTAAGAAAACTTTTTCAATCTTTACTGCTCCATTCAAATGGCTATTTGGGAGAAATAAAGAGGGTAAAGAAAATAAGCTCGCTGCTGATATCCAGAATAAGATTCTCGCAGAAGTTAAAAAGCTAAATGCTCTAATGAGTAAAGCTTTTAGTGAGGATACTAAAGAACAGAAGAAAAAGAAACGAAATAAGAAGCAAGATGATCTTGAGGCAACTGAAACTGAAAGAGAAAATAAGAGAAAGCCAAGAGTAACTAATAACCCAAGTCTTCCTATCTTACCTATTGTTCCTGCAACAAATGGGGACGGCGAGACTAATACAATTAATAGTGCTATATCAGGTGCTGTTGCTGGATCTGTTGTTGGAATTGCTGGTCAAATAGCAAAGAAACTAGGTAAAGGTTTAGCTGGTCTTATTGGTTCAGCAGGCCTCGGCCTCGGGAGTCTTATTGGTTCAGCAGGCCGAGGCCTCGGGAGTCTTATTGGTTCAGCAGGCCGAGGCCTCGGGAGTCTTATCTCTACAGCACCTGCTGCAGCACGTGCTGGGTTTGGAAATACTATTAAGACCGCGGCAAGATCACTATCTCCTGGTGGTATTTTAGCCAAACTACTCGGTAAACTTGCTCTTCCTTTAGCATTAATAGTACCTGATGACCTTGGTGATGGTTCTCTCCAAGAAGGAAATATGACTCCTCGCCAGTTATCAGATCTTGAAGAACAAAGAAGATTTAGTGGTGCAGAGGCCGCTGCCGAACGTGCCAGGTCTCTGGCCGCTCGTGAAACTGCTTATGATGATTTTGGTTCTGTGATGGATAAATTCAATAGAAATGGTGCTCAGTTTGATGAAAGACCACCTGTGATTATACCGCAGGAGCCTGCAGCCCGCGAAGCACAAAGAATGCTCCAGAGAAAATCAGCTGTACGTAGAAGAAGTATAGCTGACCCTCAGCACAATATACCTTCAGCTATGCTTGCTCCTTCATCATTTACTGGAAGAAATTCTATCAGAATGACTTCAGCCTTAGAAGATCTCAATAAGACAATGGCAGACCTTAAGGCTTATCTAGCAAATCCGTCTGTGAATGTTGTTGATACGAGTAGCTCACAGGTTGTAAATAACAGCGGTTCAACTGTGAATGTAGGAAAAAGTACCACATCTGGTGACCCATTCAACGGTGGAATTGGTCTTAGGCAGTGAGTAGCTGTGTTCTAAGCAGCCTTCTTATATAGATCCATAACCATACATACTAAAAAAGGAGCCCGCTAAGGCTCCCTTTTCTTTTTAGTGAGATGATAATTTAGTCTTCGTCAGCAAGACTCGAGAAGAATGATACTGTATCAGCATCCTCTTCATCAATGATAGAATCAATGATTGTTTCATCAGCCTCGCCTTCATCGTAGGAAGACTTTTCTTCCTTACCTAAGGATTTCACATTTGCCATAGTTGGGGAGCCACCGCCAACCATTTCATCGCCTAGAACAAAGACGAGACGTGCCTTAAGCTCATTATAGGATTTGAATTTGGATTCGTCAGTAAAGTCCTTCAACGAGTGGAGTTTACCATAGGCTTCTTCTGCCTGGGCTTCATTGACTTCTGATGGTTTGTCAAATTCAGCCTTATCATAGTTTGGCCATCCAGCAACCTTCTGCTGGCGAAGCTTAAAGTTAGCTCCTGTCCAAAGATCAAAGACATCAACTGCCAAAACTTCTTCAAGTTCATCTGCAGCTGGGTTCATTGTGTCCATGATCTTTTCAAAGATCTTTGCACCAAAGCGGTAAAGGAAAACCTTGCCGTTATTCTCTGGTTTTGCAGGATCATTAATCACAAGAATGTTAGTTACATAATTAGTCTTACGCTTGTGATTTCTCGCCAACTCCTTGTCAGCATCATTACCGGCATTCCAAAGACGGGAGTTGAGTTCACCAACTGGATCTTCTTTGCCGATAGTTGTGAGGGAGTTTTCATAATACGTACGATTAGCTCTTTCGCCGTATCCTTTAAAGTAGTGATTCCAGTATTTTGCCCAAGGTAAATCTTCGCCTTCTGGAGCAGGCATGAAACGAATAACTGCGGCACCAATACCTTCGCCGTTTACAGTTAGTTTCCAATAGCGGTCATCGCCACCTTTACCACCACTTACAGCCGCTTCTGCGGCCTTTTGGAGATGGGAGAGGTTATTAGAACGGTTCTTTTTTAGAGAAGCAAATGACATTTAGTAATCCTTTTAGTACGATTTTGTTCGATTGATTTTTGATTAGTTGGATCATAATATGTATTTCACTTACTATTTATACAGTTAAACAGGTAACTGGTTCTCTTTTGGCAAATAGTTCAAATCTTTTGCCTCGCATTCAATCCTTTCTTTTACTTTGTTTGATAGGAATTTTCGTGAGTTCTCCAATTCAATTTCATGATGCTTACATAAATCAATTACAGCATCCATGAAGGTTGAACGAGTTTTGAGAACCCTTGCTAATACGAGATCAGAAAAGGCTCTCTTTGTCATAAATTTATCTTCAATCATTTAAGCGATACTTTCAAAATTATAGTCTGATCGTTGGTTCTCCCGTTAGGAACCTGAGGCTTTGTAGTCAATCCTGCAATTTCTTTCATGACACGAGGATATGCATTCTTCAATATGACTGATAAGAATTCTTCAGGCTTTCGAAGTCTGATGCTCATTGATTCTTCGGCATTCACCCCTTGAATTGTTGTTCCTCGAATCTCAAATTTATCGTCCGTTGATAGAATAGTAAGCATTCTGTTCTTCGTATTGAAAAGATAAACTCTCTTGTTCTGCAGAATGTGAGAAGGATCAATGGAAGTGACCTTAAACTCTACTGAAGACTTGAGATATTTGAGAGTCTTTGTTTGCTGAGTAACAGATTTGACTTTAACCATACGAGGCTTTCGGACAGCCTGTTTTGACAACACAAACTTTTCAGCATCAGATACAAGAGCAGCAAAGTATTCAGCCCGACGCTTCCGATGAATAGGTTTAGTCATATCAGTAAACCCACCTTGAATTTCCTTATCATCAGTACTGACAAGGTAAGCATATTCTGCAGCAATTGGTTTATAATAGTTTAAGACAGCATTAGCCATTTGCTGTGAAGCATCGTGCTTAAGAAGCTCATCAAATAGAGAGAACTCCATGGCTGATTTATGTTCTGGAAGTGACCCTGGGTTGTGACCATCAATTCGAGTCTCTAACTCAGAGATAAACTTGTCAGTCTTACGCTTGATGATCTCAGCTGGAGAAGGTCCGGATCGCAGAACTTCTTTCTTGCCTTCCTTAAGAGTCTTCTCGCCGATCTGGTTGAGTTCAAAGAAGCCCTTCTTCAAGGCTTTATTAAAGTCCCAACTGGATGGGAAGGCTCTACCTTCTTCTTTCCAATGGATTGTAGCAGCAAGACCTGAACGAAAAGCAATGAAGGGATCAGGAGCTGAACAGATGTTCTTTTTGCTGGTGCCCTTGAAATTGCTTCGAGTATAGCTTTTGATCTTGTCAATGATTTCCTTTGCAGCCAACTCATTTCTAACATAGAACAAGAAGTTGCCCCAGTTATCAGAAGGTGCTGCATCAAATCCACCCCGGAGTTTCCGAGAGAAGACTTTCTTTGCTTTGATTTTTTTCTTTGAAATGCTTCTTACAGACATAGAAATCTCCTTAAAGATCAATTATAACATAAACTGATACCGAGGTAAACAACTATTTATACATCATTTAATTGGAATAAAATCTACATCTGAGAATATGTCTTTATCGTTGTTCATTATTTGTTTCTCTCCCAACGTAGAAAGGAATAAGCACTGATAAGCTTACCGATATTGATATTGTACTTGACTGCTAGCTTTGCAACCCGCGCTGGTGACATACCGGTTTTATCTGCACCAATATTGCATACCATATCAGCCATCTTTACCTCAACAGTAGTTACATCACCTGTTGCAATAATGGCTTCAATGAACTCGTCATAGCTCATGCCTTCATACTGAGGAGAGTTTTTCGAGACATTTGCTACTGCTGTTGCTACCTTTTCACCAAAGAGATGAGAAATAAACTTTCGGTCATATGAGGTATCCTCAATGATATCATGACAAAGAGCTGCAATATATGAATCAGCATAGCTTTCCAAAGTATTGTGATCAGCTCGATTGATATGTGAAGCAACCGCTAAGGGATGAGTCCAGTAAGGTTGGTTGCCATACATCTGAGACCCGTGAGCATTCATCATCCATTTGACAGCTTCTTTCATCCGACGATTCTGATGGTAGGTCTGCAGTGCTTTAAACTGAATATCTTTCATCATTTTGCTACCTATTATCAATTAAAATTACTCGATCAGATTTGGCAGCATAGTGCCGAATACAATCATACATATTGTCAATGTGTTCTTCGCCGCAGGTTCCGAGAGGATCAGTGATTACAGGCTGATCTCCGCGCCACATGATGTTACTTTCATGGATATCAAACATCATAGGAAGGTTGAATTTTTGGAATGTCTCAGAAAGAAAATCGAATACTAACTGAGCATAGACTTTATCTTGAACTTCTTCGTAAGCATCAAAAGCCCTGCACTCAGAAAACACTTGAACTCGATGAAAAGTCTGACCGTAGAATTCAGTAAGGTCTTCCACTTTCTGACTATCAGTATTCATATTGATAAGACCGCCATGGTCGCTCTCAGTCTGCCTGTGAATATTATTTTTCAATGGTGACAATTCTTCAATCACGGTCCAAGCTTCCTTGGTCTCAAGATTGATATACATAGCATCAAAATTTGGCATCCAGGCCTGGATATCTTTCTCATCAGCAGAGATAACTGCAAGAGCATAGAGAATCCACATATCATTGATATGTTCTTTCCGGTTTGTGCAGAACTTCTTGATGACTTTTTTCTCAACATTCGACTTATAAACGTGAGAATGGACCCCACCGCCAATTATTTTGATATAGTCTTCTGAGGCTTTTTGGTCGGGATTCTCAATAAGACAGACTGGGTTGGTTGAAAGCTTTGAGAGTAGATCTTGCATGGTCACATTCTCCATAATGTATATGAAGACTATAACACATGCAAGGTCTTATGTAAATGGCTTTATTTCACCAAATTCAAATGTTTTCTCATCAAATTCGATGGTGCTAAGCTCGTTGAGACAGATGAAACGAGTCCCGTTGATGACCTTATCAACATCATGATGCCAGTGCCCAAAGACCCAAGTACCGGGTCTATGAAGTTCAAACATTGATTGAAATGCCTTTCTTGTCCGAGAGTCAAAATCTCTTCTATAGAAAGGAAAGAGAGCAACTGCCACTTCTTCAGGACATTCATGAGTAACCATCACTCGTGGCTTTGCTTCCTCATAGATATCATTTAGATTGAAGAGTTCATCATAGGAAAGCTCTTCATCTTCCCACCAGTTCCAGCCTTGCAACCGAGCATAAGCATCAATAGAAAGTGCTCCGCCAATATACATCACATTATTTTCAATTGTGCCGTCAGAAATCCAAGACTTCATTGCTTTGCAAGCTTCGGGATTATCATGATTTCCGCGAATGAATCTACCTCCTGAGGCTATGCATGCTTCATCAAGACCTTCAGTAACGTTCTTATGCCAGTCACCAAACCCTACACCAAAATCTCCTATTTGTACAGTCTTATTAGAATTCAATGACCTGATGAGATCAATGTAGTTCCTATGCTTTCCGTGGACATCACCAATAAAGTGCATTATTTAAACTCCAGTTTCTAAGGGAAGAGAATGAAATTAGTTCTCAACATCTTTTTAATATTAGGTCTAACCACAGTATCATACTCGATAGTCGGAATAAAAACATAACCGCAAGTTAACATAGGGGTGACATAAGGTTTACCAAAGATAGGTTTAATTGGATAGGACTTATCAACCACAATGCCTCCATAATCAGCACCATAAGCACCAACTGTTACAGAATAAACTTCTTCAATGGCTTTTTCTGTACCGAGCAAAGTAATAGTTGTGCCGAAGCCCGGGCCTTCTGCAAGCCAAGTATTGTAATCATCAAAATCTACAAGTTTTTCAGCGGCCATGGACTGAGCGTGCGCGCCCTGGGCAATAGCCTTGCCTGCATTTAAATCAGGAATATCTTCACGCATTAGAATATATAGCATTTAATCATTTTAACTCCATGATATGTTTCGTAATGATACACTAACACAACTAGAGGTTGCTGTAAACCCTAGTCTGTTATAAACCAAATTTATGTTAGATCATTCATTATCTAGCTCCTCCAGAGCAGCTCTAACTGCTTTGATAACTGGATCAATATAGCTATCAAAAACTGGAATCCAATCAGGATGAACAAGACCGTTTGCAATCTTTGGTTGTAGGTTTGTAAGATTCCTATCTGCCAGCATTAATGCTTCATATGTTGTTTTCATTGTCTACTCTTTCTAGACTAATTAATATGCTGTTACGGCTTAATGATGACATAACACCTAAAGCTCTATCACGGTCTGCGGCCAGTACTTCATTTTACCCTCTTTGATGAAAACCTCGGCCGACGCCATCAGCACCAAAGCTAGCAGCAAAAGCATCAGGCTTGAGCTTAATCTTCTCTTTAGATAGACCTGTCATACCTAGAACATAACCTGCAGCTTCAACTGCAGCACAAGAAGAACCGTGTTTAGGGTCGGTTGCAATATCAAGGTGAACTTCCACATCAAACTCACGAATCACAAGATTGCCTTTTTTATCTTCAACAATCTCTGCCAGTTCTTCAATGAATGGAATAAGCTGGTTGTATGCAGCACACACTTTCATGCTTTCATTCATCATTCGAGTCTTTGGACGATTCTTTTTCACATCGTAATCTGGTTCTACAGATGTATGGCTAAATAGCTTACAGCCATTCTTACCATTTCTGTGGATGATTACAACAGTAGCATACCGAGCGAACCAACGATTGTCTTTTCTGAATTTTACAGAATCACAACCGAAATAGATCTTAGTATCAGACCCAAGATCTTGTAGCATACTTACAATTTCACTAATTTGTTCTTTACTAAACACTTCTTCATTTCCTTCTTGTTTCATTGTATTCTAGGTTTGTTTATATGACAAGTCATTTCTCCTTTAAAGATATACTTGGTAGAAGATAGAGGTTACGCTCCCCTGCCCGAAACGTTATGAGCGTTTTGTGCTACTATTACACCAATCTTCCGTTATGGTATTTATACAGCTTTCAATTTTTTCCAGTCAGCAACAGCAACAGTTTCAGTAATAGACTGTGAGTTAAAATCAAAGTCAAAAGTGTGAACTTCTGAATTGACTCCCTCATAGAATCTATCTCTATTGTTTGTGATATGGCAAGTTACAGCACTTCTACTATCCCAAAAATGAGGATGATCTCTCCATTTCAAAGAATGAAGGCCGTTCTGAGCACCAGAGCTAAATTTACCTGTGTCTTTATCTCGGATTACAAAGAGCTTCATGCCCAATTTCCTATAATTGATTTGGCGTGCAGCATATGTTTATACAGCAGGCCGTCAGTTCCACTTGTTTGAACGAGTCTTTTAACTCCAAGAATCTCATCAAATCCGAAGTCAATATCATCAAAGATAATAAAGTCTCCGTAAGGATGCTCTGCCAAGTAATCCTTGATCTCATGAGCCCTTCCATTATACAGCCCTTGATACATTGGAGTTGCAATGTCTTCGGCAAATTTTCCTGTGAATCCTGCGTTTCGGAATGCTGCCTCAATCCACATCTTTTCCATTTCTCCAATGATCATATAATCCTTCCAAGTAGAAGAGATCACAAACTCCACCGGAGAACGGTAAAAGTTAATAGCAGTTTTAGACATCTCAGGAATAGTATTGAGAAACTTAATAGCTATTGGATCAAAGGTAGTCATAGAATCAAGGTGGCTAGGTTCTCCCATCCATACTCTATTAGAAGTAAAAACTCCATCAATATCTAAAAATACATAATTCATTTGTAATAGCTTCCGTCCTTAAAGAATGATTCATCAAAATCAGAATTAGTTACTTCCATATGTTCACTTGCCAGATATGCAGTACCAGACATTGGCCCTTTGTGCTCAGGATCATAAGATCTGTCAACAATAACTTTATCATACTGACCCTTATATTTACCGTGGACAACAGAGCATGCTTTCTTACCTTTCAGCTCTTCACAGCCATTAATTTTACCTTCATAGAGGCTGCCATAGACATGCTTTGCTACTCGAGTGCTAATAAGAACTATTGGCTGATCTGGATGTGTAACATATGTATACCGCATCTGTCTTTCTCTATAGACATAAGTTACCATTCGGTCGGAAAATGGGTTGACATAAAGTTCTGCAGTATGTTCTGGGTGATATACTCTGACAAACCTCTTGCCGAGATATACATATTTGCCAAGGGTATTCTCAATGATATCTCCTGGCGAATGACTCAGTCTACTCTTTGCTGGGTCTTTACCTGTTGCAGGAATATCCACCAGTCCAGTTAAACGAGGGCTGGTCTCAGAAACAAGCCAATTGTTAGCTCCATCACGAAGCCAGACCAGATGATCCAAAATTGTCCCACAAGAAATAGTAGTTTCTTTGATGAGTTCTACAACATTTGCAATTGATACTTCAACCTGTAGACCAGTTGGGTCTAAGAGAACCACAAACTTATTGTCTGTTCTGTAACGGTCAGCAAAGGTGTCAAAGATATAATTATTCTTGGAAGTATTGTCAACAATCTTGCCTGGCTTGTCAAGAGGTTGTACTTGGCCATATGCATAGCCCCGAGCCCAACGTTCAGCAGTCTCAATCCGCTTTTTACCTGCTGACGTAGTATCATAAGGCACTACAAAAGCTTTGCCTGCTCTATTGGCAATCACAAATAGTTTTTCATACTTAATCATTATAAATCCTTTTCAATCATCATAGGTTCAAAGCCTGCGGCGCGGGCTTGCTTTACCATATTAGCAGTACCAGAACCGCCTGGAAAGGCAATCACAATATCAATGGGATAGTCGTCGAGCATTTTCTTATTACGCACAGGCCCAGCACTTTTCTTGTATTTATCCCAGTCAGCAGGCTCAGGTTTTACCTCGAACCCATATTGTTTAGCTACAAATCCAGCCACAGTATCGAGACCTGCCGCGTCACCATGGACTAAGACAATCTTTAGATTTGGGTCCTTGGGAATAAACTGTCCTAGAACCTTCTCTACTTTATCAAAGTCAAAATAGTCTCTACCGCCTGTGACCAGAATTGTATATTCTTTCATTAGATCAGGCCAAGCTGAACATTCAGAATTGCAATCTGTACTACCGGAAGCTTTACTTCTGCCTTTTGAATTGGGTAAAATTTCATCACCTCTGGCCAGCCTTCTTCAAGCTGCTTGCTTGTATTGAATTTTTCCAAAGCATTCATAACCAAAGCAAAATCAGTATCGCAATCATCTCGGAATGTAATCAATTCTTCATTTAACTCAGTCACAGCAAGTCCGATCTTGCTTAGTGATGCAAACTTATCATTCAAAATGGTAAACGGCATCGGCAGGAAAATACCCCGGTCAGATGACCACGGTCGGTCACCCCAAACATTTGCCGAACGGAGCCTGTAAGAGTCTCCGGAGAAAGATAGACTGTGGTGTTCCCCTCCAACATAAACACTGATAGAAGGAGACTTTCTAAACCAATGCTTTGGTGCCGATAGAAAACTCAGACGTTCGGAAGCCGAAAACACAGTTTCATATGCTTGATTTGCAATTAGCTTGGATTTAGCATAGAGAGCTACACGTTTCCAGCTGTACTTGTTCTTAACCAACGTTTGAGCAATTTGCTTTTTAGTATGATTAGTCAGACGTTCAGATTTCATTTCAAAGCTCCGCTTCTATTTTGTCACATAGGTTAGTCACTAACCGATATATACTCCCATTCAAGAATAGGAGTAGGTATTGATACATCCGCAAGCTTTGAAAAGACCGTAAACTTTTTCTGACAATCAGCACTGATCTCTTTTGTGATAAAGATCTCTGCTTTACACAGATCAAGAAGGGGAGTGCATAGGCCGTTCCTACTGTTCATAACAATTACATTATATTCATTGCCGGGTTCTACTTTAGGTTCATTCGAGGCAACAACAAGCAGGAAGTTAGATGCTTTCATAGCACCTCCGCCGCCTGAGACTGTGATCAAGACATTCCTGCTGGATGTGATCACATCCGTTACCTTATAAGTTTTGCCGGCATTAACATTCTGGTACCGGCCTGATTGGCGGCGATACGATGACGAGACTTTCGGCCGGTCAATGAGTTTTACTGTGTCGCCAATCTTTGGTAATTGACCTGACGAGTATTTAAGTGACATTTGGTTCTCCTGTTATAGTTACAAAGTTTAGTGTTTCTGCCAGTGCGTAGAGCTTCTCAATATTGAAGCCCTTGATAATATGGAATGGATCAATCAATACAATTTCACCATTCTTCCGATACATCCAGTTCTCATCATGCGCGTCGAGAAAGAAGCCGTTGTTAGCTGGGTACTTAGTGCTTGTGTTAGTATGATCAGTCGGCTTTGGCCCAAAAATATCAGGATCATGCTTATCTATTATGATATCATGCAAAAAGTTCCTGAAGTTTTTATGAGTAACTGTTTCTATTGGGTCTCTGCAATTATCTTTCTTCAGAAATTCTGGACGAAGATACTGTTTATATGAGAAGTTCTCAACATCTTCTTCATTTTCAAACCGCTTGTGGAATCTGATTTTTGTTGACATTTCAGTATCAATAGTATCAAGAGCTTTACATTGAGTCAATAGATCTTCCATGAGAACATAAAGCTCTTCTTTATCAACATCAATATGGACAGCAAAGATCTTGGGAAATAGACGGTTGGGCTGCGATGTAAGCACCTTGTAAAGAAAATAGGTATAACCATCGCACTTAAAATCATTTGTTACTTTTAGAACAGTGCCCTTAACCTGACCCTCATAGACCGTGGAATGCATACCTTTACCAGATTGACTATCTGATCCGTGCGAGCCAATCGGGTCTTTACTAAAGTTTCCAATATCTAACATTTTCACTGTCCCATAATAAAGTATAGAAATACTTATACCATACAACTGTGATCATGTAAACAAAAAAGTCCTGGTTTCCCAAGACTTTTTCTTAGTTGTTATTTATCAAACCTGACTGAGGCTTTGTTGCTTGGTCCTGTTGGAACCTCAGGTGACGCAACAAGCTTAAAGTAAGGTTTCATGTTTTCTATATTCATATTGTCTTGGAACCAGTCTAAAATTTCAACCGGATCATCTTTAGCTTCAGCAATTTCTTCAGCAAAGACTTTATTGTAATCTCCACCGTGTTTTTTAGCTAAGCTTGCATAGTAGTCAGCTCGGTTCAGGACAATAGGCATAGTTGGGATAGACCAAATATAACCCAATTCTTCAATATATAGAATTTTAGCCAATTGCTTCCCTTTCTATCAAAGAATTTATAAGCTTAGGCCGGATCATACCTAGAACCTCAGCAGCATAAGAAATTGCCTCATATTGCTTGAACCACCGAGACTTTAGCAATGAATAAGCGTCAAGAGTTTCTTTAGTACCATCAGTCTTTAGTTTCTTGTCATACATAAAGTGAAAGCCCGAACGTTCAAACTTGCTGCCATAAAGATAGTTGATGGCAATCTCAAGACCATAAATCTTGCAGGACAAATTGTACTTCTTTTGATCTGCAGCTGATTGCTCATCTGGTGAATGATGCGAAGGATATAGTCGGCCTTCCTTCTGGGTTGCTACCTTACTGGCAAGAATTGACTTTAAGACTAAGATTTGAGCCTTGTTGGGGTTATTAGTAACTGCATCGAGTTTCATTTTTAATTCCTAAAATAAGTTGCATTGTGAAAAGATCGAGATGGATTTTAGGGAGGCTTTTGAATCTAGAACATAGTCTAATATCCCTCTACGAGGCTGTACTCATGCTGCTGAGGTGCACCATAGATTGCCCGGTCTACCTTTTCAGTCTCTGCTATTGCTGCAATTCTTGTGTCATATTTCTTTGCAAAAGCATCAGCATACCTAAAGCAATCATCTGTCAGTTCAGAAATAGAACCATCCCAAGAACCTGTAGCACTGCCGGCAGCTAAAACACCAACCGCAAACTTTACAGCAATATCTAATTTTTCTTTTTCTGTCATTATATCCTCTTATATTTGGTGCAGCTGATGAGAGTTCAACTCTCATCATGGATTTTAGAGATCCCTGCATATCCTGCTGAGCTACGGGGTGATGTTAGATGTTAGCCTAGTCCTTTTTTGCCGGCACGAATATCATTCATACATTCAGCAACAAAGAGAGAATGGCCTCCTTTGAGAAGCACTGTGACACCAAGTTCTGCTTTAACCCAATCGGGATAAAAGGCCACAATTGAAGTCACGTCAACATCAACTGGAGCGTTCTCAGGGGGGAGAGTGAGAGTGATCATATTTGGAAACAAGTGTTTACGTTCCGACGCCTTAGCTGCAGCCTCATCTTCCATGGCTAATACCGCCGAAGCCTCATTGAGCCACTCGGCCCGCGCATCATCACCCCTGCCCATCTTGCGCTTGATGATTGGAGCAGTAATAGAGTCTGCAGTCTCGATAAACCGCTGCCGAGCCGCATGTTCGAACATACGCCAATCATCGGTTGAGCTTGCAAGCAACATCTGTGTTTCGGTCATGACATACATAATTCACTCCTTGGTTGATTATTTATACCATAACCAAGGAGTGATGTAAACCCTTAATCTGCAATCTTTTGAACTTTGTCCCGAAGGACCATCACCTGAACAAGCCGACGCTTTTCTGTGAGTTCTAATACAACTTCTTCAGCCAACTCTTCCCAGATCTCGTTGTGCAATTTGATATCACAAACCTTTGAGATCTGAAAATAAGACTCAAGACACCGGCGAGGAGAAATAAGACCGGGAAGTTCAACAGCAGACTTATTTGAGACCATATTCATCACTCGATGATAAGCTACTGCAAGACGGGCTGCATTCAGTGTTGATACATTAGACATAATTCACTCCTTGGTTAAGTTAAGTATAACCTATCCAAGGAGCAGTGTAAACACCTAAGTTACTTTCTTTTCTTAAGCCATGGCTTGTCAATCTCACCAGCCATCATAGAACCCAAAGGAAGGATTTCATCTACAATGTTAGCAAGCTTATAGTCTTCAATTTGACGGCGGACTTCTGCTGCAGACTTATAGGCGCCGGGAAGTTCAGAAGGATCTGGCATCCCAGTATAGAACCTAGCATCAATATGACCAGCCTGTTCCTCCATAATCTGAGCAGTAGTCTTATGAGCATTCAATTTCTTGAATTTAGTCCGAGACATATTCCGTCCAGCCCCATGAGGAGCAAACCCGAACTCATTCTTTTCATGATCTTTTACAATCAAGATAGGCTCGCCCATGTTTAAGGGAATAATAGTTCTTCCGTGGATATCTGCGTCGTGAGCGTGTTGACCGAACACAGGTGTAGAACCCTTGGCATGGTAGAAGTTTTCTCCTTGCTTAAAGACAAAGTTATGCTCATTCCAGAAACGGTCGATAATGTTTGGAGTATCCATATTCATTGCACGCATCACAGCATCATGGATCACAGTATGGTTCCACTTTGTCCATTCTCGAATGATTTGCAAAGCTTCCCAATATTCCTTACCTTCTTCGGTATCATATGGAATCCAAGCATTGTGCTTTGGAATGTCTGGAGCAATTTCTCTCCGAACAAGTTCAGCTGCAATCATGCCATTCTTATATAACAAAGCTCCAGGCTTACGAGACCCGTGATGAGTAATGAAAACAAGCTTTCCGTCAGACTTTGCTTTGCCTACATAGAAGAAGTGGTTTCCATCACCCTGAGTTCCAAGATGATCAGACATTGCTTTAAGCATTTGAACTGATGCAAGGAAACGGTTATCTTTTGCTCGGTTGGTGATAGGACCAGAATGTTCCATCGACAGGTCTTTTCTTCCCCCAGGCCCAAAATGAGACTGAGCTTGGACATGATCAAGAATATCAGCCACATCAAATTCGTCTGCATCAAAATCAAACTTTGTCAAAAACATTGAGCAGCAAATATCAGCAGAGTGCATTCCTGGATGGATAGCATTCTTAGCTACTGCTACAGCCCCAACAGGAATAGTTCCTAATGTGCCCCCAGCTGGACAAGCATCAGGGAGTATAGCAGCATCTACAATGGTGGGAATTCTCATCAATTCAGCCATATGCTCATGGACTGCAGACATGTTTTCTTTTTCATACTCATTGTTGCCAGCATCAGCAAAGACATGGTAGGGCTTCTTAAATTTCTCATCCAAAAAGACCATGTTCTCTGCTCGGTCACGGCGAATAGTTTCCTCCATATCATTATGCTCTTGAATCATCTCAAACATTGCTTCTTCGATGATAGTTTCTTCAATATCATTCTCATGCAAGGCTGCAGCAACTGCTAACATGTCTGCAAAATGTGGCCCGGGTTTACACCCGAGCTCTATTAGTCTGTTTCCGTCCATAACTTTTCCTATTATGTTTTTGGTCGCTTGACCAAGGCATCCTTTGACGGACAATTATTCCCTGGCTTGTAAGAGCTCATGAAGTTTACCCGTGCTTCATCTCCACCATTTTCAATCCAGATACCCTCTGTTTTTCCACCCCAGGCCTGATACGTTGGTTTTGCTTCATAGATAAAGGCATCACCATCACCGTCTACTGCCAAATATTGGAACTTAGGATCAATTTGGCTCCAGTCAATAGAAGGCTTTACAACTGGCTTTGTCACGAGACGATAGACTCGGTTGGGGAGCAATTTAAAGACAGAGCCTTGCTTCCAGATTCCATCACCACCTATACGGTGCCCCGCATATGTCTTTACTACTTCAGTCCATGCACCAAGTTTCGTATAGACTTCAATTGGTCCTGCAGATTCAGCAAAGGCATCCTGCATCTCTTTTGACAATAGCCCGTAAGCAGTTGTGTTCTCAACAAGCTGCTTAGTGCATCGCGGGACAAGTTCAAAATAGCCCGCGGTGCTGCTCCACTGATTGATAACCTCAATTGCGCCGGCATATGGTACGTCTAGAACTACGTACTCAGTACCGACAATACCGAAGCGGCTGGGATCATGTGACTCTACAGTCCTGATAACCGTATCACCTACATTAAAATTATGCTTATTCATAGCAAATCTCCTAGATTTTTACATATTTTCTAACAAAGAGAGCAAATCTCTTAATTAGTTTGGATCGAATTCGTTGCCTAATGAATGCCATGAAGCCTCTTTTCCATAAGGCTTTAATAGGCCACCAGTAAGAAAGAACTTTATAGAAAAACATTAAGTATCTCCAGATTTCAATATCTCGTTAGAGAATTGCTTTCCAATGTTTATTAAACTCTGTCATATATGACTGAATATTTTCTGCTCCAACCGGATTAGCACTATGCACATGCCAGCTAAAGTCAGGGTCATATTTTACTTTTTGGTCTAGAATATAATCACAGATCCATTTTGCAAAGGTGAAGCCGGTCTTTTCTTCGTAGAATTTGCCGACATCAGCCAGATCGTGATCAAAGCTAACAAAGCTTGGAAGTCCGTATTGCGTGACTGCCCAAACAGCATCATTCATTGACCGGCAGATTACTAGCTCTTTAAGAGGAGCATAGTCATATTTTACTTGAGATGGAAAGCGGATATCATCTAAGAAAAGTTTCCAGTTCATTCTGTTTCACTCCTTGTTGAGACCATACTATACTAAAATGGGCACAAAGTAAACACTTCATGCCCATTCTTTTTACCAAAAGTCGTAATAAAATTGCTTGCTAGAGCGGCGGGTAGGAAGAGGAATTTTCTCCCACTCATCTTTAATAACTTTGTTGCAAAACTCTTTATTTTCACGCCGAAGAAGCTTCTTGCCAGCATTCTTATAGCCAGTCTTTCTTCCAGTCTCAGTGACACCATCACGGGTGTACTTATCTCTAAATGCCTTCCTATCAGAAAGCTGCTCTTCAAAAGAATATGGAACAGTAACCATTTTCCATTGGGAGACATGAGCCTTGTGAAACCAATTGAAAAGACGTTCAATAAGAGTTGCATTTTTCAAAGCAATGGCATAATCAAGATCTGCTTTCTTGATAAGAATCTCAATTTCATCAGCAGTCCGACGTTTGCGCCCGCACCGAGTCTCATCCTCATGAAAGTAGCAGTCATTGAGATAGTTGATTTCACTTTCCCGCTCAATAAAGTGGGTCTTTCTGTAAGTTCTAGACATTCTTTTCTCCTAAGCTAAATAGCTTAAGCGTTGATGTCATTCTCATAGTAGTTCATTTTGTTTCCTTATCTGTAAATAACTAAATGTTACCTTTAACCCAATCAATCTTTTGATGCCAACCGATCTTTTGGGCTTCTGTATAATCATTATTCCAATCGCCGGCGTTGACGCGCAGTGCTAACTTTTTAGCTAAGTTTTTAGTATGATCAGAGAATTTCATAGTTGCTCCTGGATACCCGGGCTGGACTCGAACCAGCATTAACAGATTCAGAGCCTGCTTTCCTGCCATTAGAAGACCGGGTAATGTTATGCTTCAATATCAGTATTACCTGAACGTAGAAACTCCATTCTTTCTATAGTTTCTTCTTGTGTCATACAATAAAAGCCTTCCAGAACTACACCTGTGGGTAATACAAAGTCTGTAGCTTCTAATGAAGCAACCGTTGCTTCGCATTGCTCCATACTTACTTGAGGGTGAGGCAATACCTGAGGGTGAAAAGATGCTTGTCCGTTAATGAAGAAGATAGTAACTAAGAATAAAGTTTTCATTTAAGTTTCCTTTTTTGGCAGAAGCAGGGAGAATCGAACTCCATACGCCGAGAGACGCACGATAAGATTAGCAATCCCTCCTAGGAACCATCCTAGTTCTTACTTCCATTTGGAGTTAGTGCCCGGACTCGAACCGGGGCCTCAAGGATTTGCAATCCTGCGCATTAACCGCTTTGCTACACCAACATATTTCTTAAGTATTTATAATGGTGCTTCCAGCAAGAATCGAACTTGCGGCTGACCCTTACCAAAGGTCTGTTTTACCATTGAAACTATGGAAGCGTATGGAGGAGAGACAGGGAATCGAACCCTGGAGACACTCGCATGCCTTACTGATTTCCAACCAGCTGCCTTACCGCTCGGCCACCTCTCCGTATTGGCCCTTGCTGCGGGAATCGAACCCTAGTAAATAACTGCTTCATGTAGAGCTCGAGTTAACATGAAACATCTATCTACAACTTCCATCCGCTTTCACACGGCTACTCTACCATTGAGCTAAACAAGGATATTAAGTTAAGTTACAGGTCGAGCCGACAAAGTCATATTACTACCTTTCACGAGTGAGCTGATAGCCCGTAACTTATTGGTGGACCGGGTGGGGATTGAACCCACGTCCTGGGATTAAGAGTCCCGTGCTATACCACTCAGCTACCGGTCCGTATTCTTATGCACCGTCATCATCACGAAGATCATCTTCATCATCTGTCTGGATTGTGCCATCTTCATCATAAAACCAAAAATCATCCATCATCATTCCATTCTATAAGTTGGTAGAAGTGCCAGGAGTTGAACCTGGTCGAGAACGGTAATCTGCCGCTGAAAGACTTATAAGATCTCCCTGTGTACCAACACCCACTTCCGTTATTTGGTATAAGCGTGAAGGTATTGAACCTTGGAATACCGCTTTACTAGCTCGCAAATATTCCAGCAGACCACACTGCCATACGCCCTCAGTTATTACATTTTATGTGATCTCTCACATTGTTCTGTAATTGCAGCATCAGACAAATCGAGATTAGGACGTGTCAGACCCTCATAGCAAATCAGGTCCTGTTTAAACCCAAAGTCATTTTCTGAGTTAACATACATTTGGATGAACCGTCCAGCACCATTAGGATAGCTCAATAGAAACCTTGCAGAAAGTATACCTAAGGCAATCTCCTGTGAGATAAACTTACCGGTGAAGTGTCCTCGAAGACAGTTCCCTAGGGTATATGACTTTTCCATATCAAGTAGTCTCTACTGTCTCCATGACAGCCTGCAAAAGTTTGTCATAATCACCTGACATTGCTTTAGTCTCAAACTCTGCAATATCATCTGCAGAACAACCACCGCGGCGCATTGCTTTCGCGGTGCGTCCGATGACAGAGAAAGCATTACCGTCTTCGCCTACAAGACACACGATAACATTTGGAAATTTAACAGTCATGATCATATCCTCATTGTGTTTTGTTAAGACTAAACTAACATACAACAGGGCCAATGTAAACCATTATTTTGATTTTTCTTTACGGAAGCTTTTCACATAGTCAAAGCCTGCTTTTTGGATCTTATCTTTATCAGCCAGAGGTTTGATGTCAGGATTATTTGCAATGATACCCGAGACATATTGAAAGATCTCTTGGTGACAGGAGAATGCATCTAGGATAGAAGGAAGCCCTAAGGAGACAAGCCCATCGCAGTTGATAGTATGGATCCATTTACCTTTCTCACGTTTAGCAAAAGAGACTGAGGTCACAATCCTATTGTCAATCAAAAACTTCTGGTAGGTTTCTCTATTAATTCCAAGAAATTCATCGATAGCAGGAATGATTTGCTTTCTCTTGTAGCGTGAGAGAATCTTTGTTAGCTTCTTATCACGAGTATAATGAAAGCCATGGTGTGTTTCAACAAAGGGATAGCACTTAGTAGCTACTGTCACATACCCAAACCGGATATGAAAGGTATGACTACCGCACCAGAGACCTTGGTCTTTTTTGTCAAAGGTGTATGAAAGATTGGGGACATAACCGGGCCTACCAAAGCCGACACTCGGTAGAGCAAATGGGAGCTTAGCATTATCTACTTCAGTATTTGTTCTTTTAAACACATAAGCTTTATCAATACCATAGCCACATCCATCATAGTAATCGTGGCCTCGAATAATAAGCATATCACTTCTCCATTATAAAGAGCATATACTGGCAAACATCTCATATTCTTCTATTATCAATTCTATAGTTTTGTGTGTATCTCTTGATTGTCTGTAAGCTCTATGTAAATGGACCCATTCAACAGGAAAATTAGATTCATAGAGTGCCCAATTCAAAAGATCATTGGGAAGATTTTCTCTTATAAGCAATTCATCCATAATACACCTGTAATTGGAGCGGACAGAGGGAATCTAACCCTCTCCTTAAGTTTGGAAAACTATTTGGCTAACATAGCCCTGCCCGCATAACCGTGGAGTGTTGAGTTTTTATGCAATAAAATTAAGGAACACTCTTTACGGTAGAATAGTATTTATAAGATTAACATCGCATTTTTGGATCAGAATGAAAAGGACTCATTCCAGTTTTACCTGCATGAGCTTCATTAAGCTTTTCTTGTTGATCAGCTGGATAGCTTGGATCAATTTCATGAAGAAAAACCATATTCAAGTGTCTCTTGATTAGATCCACTTGCTGAGAGTTAATATTAACAGGCTCGGCTACTTCAAAGAAGCCCTGTAGCCAATAGCAAAATTCTGTAGATTTCATGTCAGTATCCTTAAATGGCGAGTTGTAATTTGGTGGCACGCAAGGGCCTTGCTTGATGTAAGGAACAACTTGTGCCGATGTGAATATGCCGGAGTGTAAGGTTTCTAAAATGAATGAATAAGGAACACTCTTTGGCAATATGTTAATGATGAGCTGTTAAAAATCGGAGGTTGGTCCGACCACGAGTAAGGAACAGCTTTTATCAAATTTCTTAAAGAGACAACAAAGCCTCCAATTTATCATAGCTGAATGATGAATAAGTCAGATCGTAATCATACTCAACACCAGGTACAGCTACTTTATCATAGCCTACGCCAATCAGGCCAAGAACTTCTTGAAGAGTAAAGACAGAGTTAAGACCTTTTTCAATCAGAGGGTTCTTTCCGTTTGATGAAACATGCCTATTTCCCGTCCGTCCTGTAAACACAGTAAAGGTTGTGCCCTTGACAAAGCCAAGGATAACTTCCTTAGACTGCATAGTGAATTCTTCCTGAATGATTGGGTTCTGAATCCACTCCCCTTTGGTCTTTTGACCTACAATCAATGAAGCCTTACAGCCAATTTCACCAGAGTAAATATTAACATTAAGACCATATTCAGAACCAGAAGAGGAGGTCATGAATTCCATAGCATCAGGGGTAGGTGTAACAACATCACCAGAATAGATAATCTGTCCGTCAGTATATCCACCAGTGCCGCCCCAGCCTATACGATTTCCATCTTTATCAATAGAAGATAAGTCAAGATCTCGAGCTCCACCGTCTTTATGCCAATAGATACCAGAAGAGATAGATTCTGCAGCAACGTGGATCTTTGTGCCAAAAGGTAGATTACCCAGAGTCTGCTTCTGAGAGATTGGAAGACCATAGTCAACATTAGTATCCAGAAGGATTTTCTTATCTTTCAGGTATTCTAGATCAACTTTAATAGAAGAAATAATAGTATTCTGAAGCTGACCTAATACTTTCAGATCATAGACTTTAACATCTGCAGTCTTTACAAAGAGCTTGCCATTCCGAATATTGAAAACATCTACATCTAGCTGCTTGCATTTATACTCAACCAGGTTAAGAAATTTGAACTTATCTCGCAGAGAAGCTTTAGATAATAGATCAAGGGGATCTGTAATCTTACCTGCAATAGCATCAGCAATGAAGGTCTTTGTCCATGACTGCTTGAGCGGAATATGAACTGTTTTGCTCAACCTAGAGATATAGTTAATCTGAGTTTTATTGCTCTTATGCTTGACAGACATAATTACTGCTTTGTGTCGGTTAAAGACTTGAGCAAGAGCAAGAGCGTTACGGCTATAAAAGCTTGAAGGAATAAGAGCGGCTGACATTTTGCAAGCCTGGAGAACTTCTTTTGATTTAATCAGAAGAGTATCACCTGTTGCTCGATAGATAATATAGCGGACTGCATCATCACCACAATCAAAAGTGTCATTGTTAGCATCAAAGAGCAATACTCTAAGCTCGTTATTCTCAACAAGATTGACATTGAACTGAATGAGATACCTATCAATGATAGCTTTCAGACCAAGGACATCCTTGACCGGAGCATTGCTATACATGAGCTTCCGAACTTTATCACCAAGTTCTTCTTCAGTAATGCCGATAACAAACTTTAGAGTAAAAGTAGGCTCTTGAGTCTCATTTATGATAGTAAAAGAACCACCAAGACCGTCAAGACCCATGCCATAAACTTCGAGATAATGGATGAACTGTGTGGTCAGAAGGTAAGGAAGTGAAGCCTTTTGTCGTTCTTCCACTGTAAAAAGAGTACGAACTGGGAGCCCACGATCATTATGCTTGAAAAACAATTGTTGCTCAGGAGATGGGTTAAAGTTTAAAACATAACCATGCGCAATCATAGTAGTAACAAATGCATCTCTTGAAACCTGATCAGCATCAATTACAGTAGCATTAAATAGGTCTAGAACTTCTTTCATAATCATTCCTCTTTCAAATTGGATGTGCGAGCTGGGATCGAACCAGCATTAACGGGGTCAAAGGCCGCTTTCCTGCCATTAGAAGATCGCACAATAATCAATACTTAGTTTTCAGATCAATCTTATCCAGACGTCTCTGAGCTTTCTTTGTTTTTCCGTGAGCTCCACTCTTCCGAAAATGGGCATGGGCTGCAAACGGATTTCTGTTCTTTGGGCTTGGGCTCTTTTTCATAATCATTTCCTCTGAATATTAACTATAACATAAAGAGGGCATGATGTAAACCTATCTTTTTGTTTCTCGTGCCTTACATGCTTCATAAATAATCTGATTTCTGTCAGCGTCAGGCAATTTGCTACTTGTTACAAAACAAGAGACTCCCATGAAACCTTTGATAGTAATTGGAGTTATCTCACGCATCAAGTTATCGAGACTTGTACGGAGTAAGAGCTTCTCAACATCAAATGATTTAGCTGTCATGTTCTATCCATTGTTAAATTGGTACCCAAGGTGAGAATTGAACTCACAATATTCAATCTTGTAAGAATCGATGGTCCACCAGGACGCGGCTCGGGCATATAGTATTGGTGCTGGCCATAGGATTCGAACCTATGACGTTGTTATAACGGATTACAAAACCGTTCCTTTCGGCCTCTCAGGCAGACCAGCATTATTATTCAGGCAGTACCACGCAGGACAAACCTACAGGACCGGCGTCACCAAAGGCCATCACACAGAAAACATTGTCTGCAGTGGCAGCAGGGAATTCATAGACACGAACATCCCTGCCAAGTGCCTCAACTCGATAGCCTGTGCTTTCCTGTGTAGGAAGATCACCAACATCAGTTGAGAACCAACCCGCTCCTGCGGCACCAGACATTGAACTAACAGTTATTAGAACAACACCAGCGGCAATAGCTAACAAACCTGATGGCTTAACAAAATTCAACATAGATTCACTCCGTTTAATTTAGATATGGAGGACAGGGTGGGATTCGAACCCACGATGGATGTTACTCAACGAATTAAAAGCCCGCTCCTTCGGCCGCTCAGGTCACCTGTCCATATGATGTTGGCAATGTTCCGCAGAACTTCTTAGCTACTCTCCGCTCGTAGCACCATTAGTCTAGTTAATTTCTTTTTCTTTTTCTTGTAGCATTGCTTTTAAAATAGCAATCAGGAAAGCCTGGCCTGCACTTTCAGATTTACCTTCGGCATAAGTAGTGCCGGGTCCGCCGGAGAAAGCATTGGTGAGCAGATCTAGGTTTGCTCACCTTATAGTTTAGAAAGTATATTTTACTTCAAGACCTGCCTGTGTGTTGTCTGAAGCTGTATCAAAGGACCGTCGGAGGTAGGAATGACTGTCACTTTATTTATGACCGCCACATCAAGTCCGAGTTCAACATACCCGCCTGCTCTTGCAAACTGATTGCTTGCATTGAAGCTATAACCTGCTTCAGAGAAGGCAGTTACTTCACCAGAGAAGGCATAAGCATGGTTAGGCAATTGGTAGTGTCACCGGGTATCGAACCCAGCCTATTCAGATATGAACCAAACGTCTGAACCTATCAGTGACACCATATTAACTTGGAACCCCCGGGGAGAATCGAACTCCCCGTCATCGGCTTCGAAAGCCTAGGCCGTCCCAGCGGCGGAGGTATAAATTGGCACAGATCTGAGGAATCGAACCCCTTGTCAGATGGTTTGGAAGCATCCGTCTACCCAGTAGACATTAGACTAGACCTATATTGTCTATAATATTTGTAGTTTTGTAGATGGTATAGAACATGGTTTGTACTCATAGTTTTATTGTCACTACTATTTATACAAACCATGCTCTCTAAGTGGACCGCCGGGGAATCGAACCCCGTGACAGCAATCTTGCAAGGATCGCCCGCTACCCCATAGACGCAGCCCATATTCTTTGGTACCCAAGGAGGGACTCGAACCCTCAAGACCTTCCGTTTGGGGAAGTATGCTATTCCTCTTACGTTGCCTGGGCATATTATTGCTACCTACTCCATAGCTTTCCGATACTCTCTCCTTACGAGTATGACCTCGGAACACGGTGCTCGCGCAGACCTAAGAAGTTACCTTCTTCTCATATTTAAAGACCCTCAGGCTGAAACAGGGTCGTAGAAAACTTCTGGTGTTGTGCCGGGGAATCGAACCACCGTTGGACCGACCTATACGGCCGCGCATTAACATTATGCTAGCACAACATATTGGCGGATGGAGAGGGAGTCGAACCCTCACGGCGCTTAAAGCCCTAACTGCTTTCAAAACAGCGGCCACCCCCAATTGGCTTGCCCATCCGTATCTTATAATCAATCGAAGTATGTTGGATCATCATGAGGATTACGCTTTTTTGGAGCTCTAGTTGTCTTCTTCTTTTTCCTCAGTTCATCTGATATTTCATAGTCTATACCAATACCATCATATTCGTCTTCTTCAGCAAAGTTATATGAAATTGCAATGACACCTCTAATACTAGGAGTCTCAAAAGATTCGTAATCGCCGTTTTTCTTATATGTCCACTTGGAATCACTTTTAAGAGTGGCAATTAATTTCTTAAGCTTCTTACGGTCGGCTTCATATACATCCGTGAAATTCTTGTCTGCTTTTTCAGTTGTCCCGCCAGTTATTTTCACGGCCATTTTAATAACAGTAGCTAAATCTTCTGTATTAGCTTCATTAAGAGAATGCATCAATTCTTTAAAGGTTTTCATACGATATCCTATTCTATGATTTAAAGTATTTATACATTCATACATTCAAAGAATTGGTACTAGGTGGTAGGTGGTAGAATTGAACTACGCATCAACATCCTTCACAGGGATGAGACCTCACCAGAGGAACCTAGCATGATAAACTTGTGGGTCTTATACATTCGGTTAACCCTTCAGCTGATTGAGTTTCAACACCAGCGAGTAAAGCGCGTTGCGAACATCACGCGGCATGGTAGAAATTGGACCGATACAATGTCCTAAGCGTCTTTCGATAATCTGTCGGGCAGTCATTCGCAGGCCCCCATAAGCATTTCATCTGATGGGCCATTAATGTAATTTTGTGTTTCCAGTAAATCACCGGCAGTACCAAAGTAAAGCATTAATGAATTGTCATGGTATTCATCAAATGCTGGGCCACCTACGAGGTTAGGGCCACTTTCAGCATTACCATTGTCATGATAATCTTCATTATAGGCAGTGTGCGTGAAGCCTGCTTCAATCAAGAAAGCGTGGGACGTGCTAAACGGTGTTCTATTATCAGACATTTGGTTAATCCTTTGGTTTGGTTATAAGTTAACCATAACATAACCAGAGACATATGTAAACAACTAAATGATATATTTTGGTACCCAAGGAGGGACTCGAACCCTCAGACCTCACCTTCTAAGGGTGATATGCTATTCCACTTACATCGCAGGGGCATGATAAACTTGGTACCTGAGGAGGGAATTGAACTCTCTCATAAACACTAATCAGGTGCTCGTCTTTCCATTAGACAGTCTCAGGCATATTGGTAGCGGGGTCAGGAATTTAACCTGAAGGAAGACGTGGTAATGAGCCAGTCTTGAGAAACATCTCTCCCCGCACAAACTTTATAAGGTTCTTCCAGGGTGCCAGCCCTATGTAAATCATACCATTGATTATATTAGTAGTTTTGTAAATTGTGTAGTGCAAGAGAAGTACCTATAGTTTTACCATATAGTACTATCTATACTTCTCTTGCACTCTATTAAAGCATACGGGATTCGAACCCGTGTTCACCGGGTGAAAACCGGCGCGTCCTTTCCAATAGACGAATGCTTCATAATGATGAAATTTATTATAACATAATCTAATGCCTATGTAAACAAAAGATTTGGTAGGCGCGGTGGGCATCGAACCCACGGTGTGATCATTAATCTGTAGCAGATTTTAAGTCTGCCGCGTTTCAGCCAAACTTCGCCACGCGCCCGTTGTAATTGGTGCTCCCGGAAGGAATCGAACCTTCGTGCGTCGGCTTAGAAGACCTTGCTTGGTAAACCACCAGCGGGAGCAATTAGTTGGTGCTGCCCCACAGAATTGAACTGTGGTTTTCGGCTCTTCAGACCGACGTGAGCACCAGCCTCACCAGAGCAGCATATTTTGGTCACTGTGGTAGGTCTCGAACCTACGATCTCCTAGTTCCAAACCAGGCGACTTACCTACTAGCCTACACAGAGATAATCTTGGTGGGAGAGTGAGAAGTTGAATCTCTCGCTTTTACACTCAGGGTTTACAGTCCGTCTGTGGATACCCTCCACTGAACCCTCCCAGGTTCTTAGTTATTGGCGGCCCTGTGGGTAATCGAAACCCAATCTTCTCGCAGACAACGAGTAATAATACCTTTATACGACAGGGCCAAATGTCAGCCGGGAAATTCTTTATTGCCGCCGGATCGGTCAAATTGCAATTTGGAGCGGGTAGAGGGAATCGAACCCTCTCCTTGAGTGTGGCACACTTGTTGGCTCCATAGCCTTACCCGCATTTAAACTACATTGCTCTCCACCTTGGAATCGAACCAAGCATCGGATCTCTCACGTCAACTGATTAACAGTCAGCTCGCCCACCTTGAGCGCTGTAGAGAGCAATATAGTTTATTGTATTACCATTAGTCTTCCACGGGCATTACAGCCGGTGTTCCTGTCCTCTCAACGGATATCCTCACGGGCCGAAGTAGAGTTAGAAGGGTCACTCCCGAGGTGGTTAGTCCTCATTATGACGAGCTGATGTGGAACTTATTGTTCCGACCCTGTGTTTCCTTAATTATTGTATAACATAACCTTTTGTCACTGTAAACCACTAAATGCAAAAACCTCAGTCTTTTTAGAAGACTGAGGTTGCAAAATTACTTTATGTAAATTTGATCTCAGCAGCAGTATACCTCAATATCTCTCCCAAAGGAGAGGCGTGTCGGTAAGCCTGAATAATTTGATTTTTGCCAATGGGCTGTCATAATAGTTCCTGTTGGGAGGAATAATTCCCTGCCCTTTTATATACTTATTTATACAACTAGAGCAGGGAATGTGTCTTTTTCTTATCTTTTTTGCAACTTAAATTGCTGCATTTTTCCGAACTGTTGAGAAGGAAGTATCACGTAGAAGCTTTCCATCAAGAAAGACATCCTCAAGAAGATTTACTTCCCCAGCCTTGAGATCACTTTCACGGAATGTTTCCTTACCATTGTAGGCGAGACGGCCTCTCTTGGAAGTTTTACCTCCGTGGATAGGATCTTTCCAAGTATCAATCCAAGCTTCGCCTTTATGAATTGCAGAAGCTTTCATTGCATAGCCAAGAGTGTCTCGGCTTACATTCTGGAGAAGTCCTCCACCCATTCCGAAGGCAATATTCTCAGTTGAGATTCCTTGAATTTCAAGATTATCAAGGATTTTTGGAAGTGATGTAGAATCAATGCCGTCACCTTGAATGACTCGAATATAAGGAGGAAGTACTTTATAGCCTTTTGAATTGGTAGTATATCCGAACTCTTCCATTAGAATTTTAATGACTTCAATCGGAACAACGGTTGGAGAGCCTGAGTCTGGACGGATAACAAGAGTGCCGCCTGAGTTGATAATCATATCTTTAAACTCTCGGCCTACAATGTTCCTTGCCATATTGTAGATATCATAGGAATCAGACACCATGGCCAGGAGTTTTCCCTCACCAGAGAAAAGTGTCATCATATTTTTAAGAGCTTCTGCTTCGCCTTCACGGCCCCATGAAGTCACGGTGGAGTGTTCTGAGGCGGGAATAGAGAATCCTGCCATATCTTCACCATAGTAGTGACGAGCTCCAAGAAGACCGGCAACTGTGTCGGTTCCCATAAAGTTCACAAGGTGAGCGGTTCCACCAAGCATTGCTTGTTCAAGACAAGTAGCACCACGAGCACCAAAGTCATGCAATTTGAAAGCAATCTGATCAGCAACTGGCACATCAGACGTAATTTCAAGTGCATTGGCGATGTGTAGCTTCATGTTTCTCGATACTGTTGCAACTGTTGACGGATACCACACAGCTCGAAGCAAGGCAGTTTCAATAAAGCTTGGCAACCAAGAGCAATTTTCATCAGTATTGATAATCTGGACTTGCACATTTGAAGATTCCATAACAGTTCCTTCTGGAACAGCCTGGATTCTCAGGGGTAAATAGCCACTGTGTTCTAGCAAAATGTATTCCCAATCTTCCCGATAGAAAGGGAGACCGTGAGCTAGGATAATCATTTCCGCTTCATTGATATCAGCTTGGGTGAAAGGTTCTAGAAGATATTCTTTAATGAACATCTGCAATCCAAAGAACACAGTCACCTTATCAGCCTTGCGAGCTTCAATATATGAGTTTACAAACTTGATGTCTGGAGCCCATTGCCGGGGTTGGCTATACTTATAGCTATCAGAATTGAGAATTAGATTGGCGATTAGATTATTTCTCATGTTACAAAACTTCCTTTTGTATCTTTAACTTAACTGATGCTTGTGAACCAGTCGATGATATGAAAATGGTCTTCAGATAGTTGGGTTGGATCGATATTACTTAGAGACATCCAAAATGCCTTCTTTGCATCATCACCACCTTTTACCTTGGGCAACTTCTTTTGGAAGCCAAGGTCAATGTGATATGCTGTAGTGATGGTCCGTCCTCGAGTTGATCTTTGAGGATAATCGAAAGTCTTAATAGATTTGATACTTCCGTCCAGAACCTTTTTGGGAACTTTCAGACATGTCTCTTCTTCAAGCTCACGGAGTGCTGCATTTCTGAGAGTCTCATACTCATTGATGAAACCTCCTGGAAGAGCAAGAAGGCCTTTACCTGGGTTATTCGCCCGTTCAACCATCAAGACACAGCCGGAGCAAGTCACAACTGAATCTGCAGTCTGAAAGATTGGAGGGTATTTACCTGTAGAAGTTGTCTGCTTATAGATCCGAGTTTCTTCATATTCATCTCGAAGAAGAGACCAGAAAGGCTGCTGAGTCTGAGTCTTGAAAATCTGAAAAGCAGCATCAGGCATCAGACTCGTGACTTCATCAGATCGATCACTTAGATAATGAGTATAAGCAAAGTTTCGGATGTCGGTAGCATTGACATCACCAAACGAATCTACTTCAATCTTGTCCCAGAAGGGAAACATATCCAGATAGAAAGTGGTCTCGTCTTTGCCGTGCCCAAGAATTGCAATCTTAAGAGGCAGATTTTGCCAGTTGATCTCAATAGATTCATGGACTGCAGTCTGAACTCGGGCTACCCATTTGTGATCATCATAAGGACAATCTTGGACAGCAGCGGTCTGTACTGAATACTCAGGAAAAACTGCTTTGAGCTGAGCTCTTCGTTCATTATATGTGAGGGGATTGCGTAAGTCTCTAGCTTGGTTAGTGGATCCATAGACCCAAATAACATGTTTGCCTTTTTCTTTGGCACATTTAACTAGATGCTCATGTGCCTTTGAGAACGGCGAGGCACGGCCGATAATTACTATTACGTCATACATGCAAAACTTCCTTTTGCTTCATTTGTATAGTTATTTATCAAGATAGACACCTTCTTTGAGTATATCTAAGATTTGTTTTCGAGTTGAATCTGGGATTGCATCACTACTTGTCAGATACTTATAACATACTCAAGGAGTGATGTAAACCTTACTTTACAGCACTAATAGGATATTCCATCTGAATGGCTTTCATATCAATTTCCTTAAGTTGTAGCTCAAGGGCAGTTTCATATGTGTAGCCCTTCTTTTCAATACGCTTTTTAGCAACACTGTGCTGGTGACGGAGATATGCCAACTCAACAATTGCATCACCAGCACCCTTCTTAAAGACAGATGAAAGATTATATCCGCAGATCTGAGCAAGTATTTTAGTCTTAGCCATTGTACTGATCCTTTATAAGTTGCAACATTTTCTGTAGAAAGTTATAAGTCTTGGGTGATTTTTCTTCCATCATAGATAATCCGGTGCCAATGCCGTCACTTGGTAGAACAATAATCTTACCGAGCTTTAGATTATTCAGAACTCTCTCGAAGTCTGTTGTCATATGTTTTACATTCTGATGGAAGTGCTCATCATCAAAGAATGCATCCTCATCCATGCTTGGGCTTTTCTTTGTAGCAATGCCTATTGCGTTCGGTTCACCTCGCATCTCTTTGGCTTGGCCGCCATAACCTCGGCGCTCCAGATTGTCTCCAAAGATGTAGAGCTTGTCTTTGTTCTCTCGAACATCAGCTCTGGTGATAAATTTTTGATAGATAATAGGCATTGAATTCCTTATTTAAACTCCCATGGGTCACTGTTATCAACAATCTTATAGTCTTCGCCATTCTTTTCAATATATGCATAATTAGATTCAGTTGTAACCATAATCTTACTTATCACATAAACAATACCAAAGACAGTAAGAGCAATGATCATAAGAATTGTAAGCAAAGCAATATATTCCATTAGATGTATTCTCCACGTTTTGCAATTTCATTTAAGTCCTGACCGAAGAAGATAATCTTATTCAGATCATAGTCTTCTGTTGCACCTTCTTTTTGACCGAGTCTATACAAAGCCTTGAAGATATCTGATCTTGATTTACCCATTGCTGAGTAGCTAATCAGATGCCTAAGTTCACACGTATGCTCCGGTATTGCAGCCTTCTCGTAATCAACTCTAGGAAATGTATAAAATGGCTCAATAGTCTCAGCGTTTGGGCTTTTAATCAATTGGCTCAAGTAGTAAATAGAGGCCAAGGTCTGACGCTTTACCATATATTCCTCACAGAAAGAATACAGATAGCATAAACAGAATAGATCTAAGCGGGCACCAGACATTCCCTTATATTCGCCTACTTCTTGAATTGTCTTGAACTCTGTAGGGATCTCATAGTATGATGAAGAACCTCCATCAGATTTAAATTTAGTCATTAATCATCCTATTTTTCTTAACATTAACTTCAGCAGTGCCCATGTCTTGATCAAACTTAATCTCAAGCAATACCGTGACAGAATTGTCTTTCATAGCACTATCGCGCCATTGGGGAAGATGGATAAGAGATTGGGCATAAGTGCCACCACGACCTAATGCAACCCAATAAGTTTCGGTTGACATACTATTTATCATATAAATTCATATGTTATTCAATTCTTCCTGGATAGAAACTGCAGCATACAGTTCCTTTCCGGACTCAACATGTTCTAACATTAGCAAGATTTCATCAACGGATACACCATTGAAGATTGCATCACACAGAGCTGCTCGAGTCCAAGCAAAATCATTGTTCGGATCTATATACTCAGACACCAGTATCTCCCATCTCGATGCACCAGAGCTGCTTGCTCATGTCCCAGATATAATAGACAGGACCGTAGTAGTCCGTGTGAAGAAAGAAAGAAGTATCTGTGATCTTTTCAACACGGTCAGGAAATAGTGACAGGAAGTTCTCAAAAAGAGCTACCTCCTCGAAACACATCTCTGCCGCGGAAAATGGGATGTGTACTTCTTGAGCATATGCTGGAGCTGAACTACAGGTAGCGAGAGCTCCAAGAAGAGCCATTGCAAAATAATTTTTCATATTACAGACCTCGGTTCAAAAATGCAGTAACAGTTATATGGCCGTTGTGCCAGGAAGTTGCAAACAGATGTTCAAGAGCGCCGCTGAGATTGGATGAAACTATCTCTTCTTTCCAGGTCTGTCCTGAGATTCGACTTTTTGCTTCATAAGCATCATTATAGGTGGCGGTGCCTCTAAAGAAATTTGCGATGATCTTAAAATCAGGCCGATATTTTGTGAAGCGTGCCCGCGATGCATACAGAGCAATGTCTACAAAGGCAGCCTTGCGCTCGGCTCGGAATTTAGCTTCATCAGCTTGTGTCATATACATAGGCATTTGATTCACTCCTTACCGTGGGGGGCGTTTACGATAAGAGTATCTAGAATTTGACCCGGAGTTTGGTAGCCGTCAGATGCCTCAAGAACCCGGCCCAAATAACCCAAAGTTATTGTACGCTTGATGCCGTCTCCACAAATTACCTCAATTGTATGAGTCTCAACATGGGGAATAATATCAAACATAGAAGCTGGTACATTGGGCTGATATGTAGTGAGATTGAATGATGTAGTGAGGGTCATTTTAGTTGAATGTTTCATTTGGTTCACTCCTTGGTTAAGTATACTTTAACACAACCAAGGAGCAATGTAAACCATTATTTTAATTATTTTTAGATAGAAGGGCTTGTGGCACCTACAAAAGAAGTCCTTTCAGACTTTAGTCTCGCAGATCATGAGTTTTCTCTCCAGACCTAATAGCCTGGAAAAAATGATTCCACGATTTTACTGTGTGTACAGTAGGTTCCATTAGTACTTCTTTCCGCCTTCGGCTTTACGGTTGGCGAGCTTATGGTCAGCTCGGCTCTTATTAAACCGGTTCTTCTCGATGAAGGAACCTGCAATATCAAGAGCATTTGCTCCTGCTGTATCCATCATACGGATCATACAATCAGCAAACTCTACTTCAGTTCCAGGACGGCCGGGGAGTTTATCATCCATAAGACCTTTTCGGTCAGCTTCAAGAGCTTCAGAAAGTTCGGAGTGCATCAGTGCTACAACTTCACCAAAGTTCCGTTCAACCAATCCACCTGTTACAGGATCAACATACCATCCAGCATCGGTGGCAGTCTTATGTGCAAGCATTTGAGCCATTATAAGACCGTCATAAGCAATCTTTTCTTCGTTAGTCATGTTCTCGGGAATCATTATTCTACCTTTTCATAAGTTGCTTCAAAAATATCAGGCTTGCAAGGATATAGTTCACCCTGAACTCCCTGAATAATATAGTCACCCCAAGTTACTCGATGAGTTCCTTCGAGAGTAACAATATCCAATTCATCTTCGCCCTTTGAGCTAGGATAATCAGAAGGCTCCAGAGACCCAGATGTGCCATGTTCAGTTTGCCATGCAGCGTGCATCCACTGCGGCCAATCTGCATTAGATTTTCTTCGTTCCATTGTCATCTGAAAAGCTTCAATGACAATAGGCTTTTTACGGTACTTGTTCATCAGTCACCACCTTTTAGGAGAAATTTATTTGAGATTACCTTGAAGCTTGTGTCAGTGAAGTTATTCTTCCACACAAGGCCTTCCCTGTATTTATGGGTCAGAGAGGCCCCATCTGCATATTCAAGTGCATTTTCTACGGAAGTTGGGTAGTAACCTTTACTATCTAGAATTGGAACTGTAACAAGTCCATTCTGGGAGATAAATGTCCAACGGGCATCAGGAAGTAGATAAGCTTGGTTCTGAATATCAAAGATATCAAAGATAAAGAACTCACATTCAGATAGTTTCTCACGGTTACCTTGAACTCCAGGGCCCATAATTTCACCTTGGAAAGCAAACCCTAGTTCTACTTTATCGCCATACTTTAGAGCTTGTTTGACATAGACATTTTCTTTGGTTGATTCTTCAATACGGATTTCCATGTTTCGGCCCGCAACATGCAGACCTTCATCATCACGCCAGATTGTGCAAGAAGTTCCATCGAGCTTAAGAGAGATTTCCCAGCTATCATGTGTATAATCTGAGAGTTTTTCAAAACAGTTCTGAATTCGTTCCTGATCTGTTTTAGGAATAAAGCTTGGAAATGTTCCCTTTGCGAGTCCTTGCATTTCAGCAGGGATAGCCTTTTCCCATTTCTGAATATTAAGAGCTTCGGTAACATCATCACCAGACTCGACAAAAACCATCATTCCACTTCCAGCCCCGTCTGTGTGATGGAAACCGACAACAAATCTTCGGTCGCGGACTCTCTCAACGATGTTCAGAATGAGACCTTGGCTGACCTGACCTCGAAGCTTAATTGTCCGAAGACGTTCACCAGCAACCCCATTATATTCTCGAGGTGTATGCTCTCTTGAAAGAAAGGGAGCCAAATCATGAGGTACCCAACTATCAATCTCAAGATAAACTACTAGATCACCAATTGTAAATTCGCCCTTTTTGACAACTACTTTCCAGCCGTCTACTGTAGCCACTTCAATTGCATCTGCGCCTTCAATTGGATCAAGACCAATGATAGTTCTGACTGTTGCTAGTTGTCTCATAGTTCATCCGCTGCTTTTGTCAAAGCTTCTACTTTTTCCTTAAGTCTGTCCTTCATGCAAGAGGTTTGGTATGCTGAATTTACATATTCTGCTCTCGCTTTCCAAACATCAAGAATAAGACTATGCATGGGTGTTTTCTCAGGCTCTACTTCCTCAGGCTCTGCATTCATGGCAGACTCAATGTATGTATCAATATTAGCAAACATGACTGTATTCCATTTACGGTCTTCATCACCTACAAACGATACTGTTGAAGATGAGCATCCAACCTCAATAGAACTTACTGTGTATTGCAGGCCGGGTTTAAATACCTTCTTCGCAGCTGCTAGTTGGAAATCATACCCATTTCTACCTAGAAAATAGACACTCTCTCCAGGCTTTGTATCTAGTCGCATTGTCATTATTTTCCATTCTCTTTCTAAGCTCTGATGAGCTGAAGTTATGATACCTACTGTTGTAAAAGATCTTTGTGATATGCATACCGGTAAATGATTTGTTCTTATATTCCATTCCGATAAAGCGGATATCAGGTCTAATCAGTCTCAACATATCAGTTAAATCTTGTTCAGTCTCATATGGGACAATCTCATCAATATATGATACTGCCTTGAGCTGAATATAGCGTTCAACTAATGATTGAATAGGCTTATTCTTTTCCGGTCTATCAATTGTTGGATCAGTTTGTAAACCGACAATTAGTCGGTCACAGTTCTCTTTTGATTCTCTAAGCATAGCAATATGGCCAGCGTGGAGTAAATCAAAGGAGCTGAAGGTAATTCCTGTCTTCATCCATTTTCACCAGTCATGAGAAAGAAAAGAAGTAAACCCGAAAAGATCACAAAGACCAAAGGAAACCCGATGATCATACCTAAGAGATACCAGAGCACAAAGCCCATGAAAAACATAAAGATAAAGCTCATTCTTTTTCCTCCACAAACTTAACAGCTAGCGGACCAAGTATGTTTTCTCCGATACAATATCTACCATTGAGATACCAAAGTACCCTTGGCTCGCGATATACTTCTATTGCTCGGAAGAATTTGATATTCGGCCAATCTGCATGCTGAGCTCGAGACCATCCAGGATGGCCGCCCTCGCCATCCTGAGACCAGAAATATTCTAAAATTGTTTCATCATGTATAGAATCAGGTTGGTAATCAGGTTCCACAGAGTCAGCTTTCCAAGGATGCCATTCTCCATCATTAACATCAAGCTTTGGCTTCCGGGTGCACCGAGGCCATCCATTAAGTGAATTATCAGGTCCCATTATTTATCTCCAAATTTAAGGGCTAATTTGTCAAATGTTGCTCGTTCAGAAGCTTCAGCTCGGGCTGCTTTCTTTTCAGCAATGCCTACACGGAAGGTGCATTCCAAGTCTGTTTCCATACGAGTGCCATACAGTATCATTGATGCAGAACATAAGCAATCATGATGACAGCCGCAATCCATTTCTGCTCGGAAGTGGAGATTGTTATATTCTTTGCCGTACAATTTATCAAGTTCAAACATTTTATCAATGATCTCGGTTGGGGATCGGCCGAAGTCAGCCGTCACGTAACCATGAGAATACACAAGCTTTTCACCATCTAAAACATTCATAGATAGTTCTGCGCCAAAGACCTTCATAGCCTTAGCAACAGTCCCAACCTTGGTAGTGATAGGTTTATTGTCCATACTTTTTCCTAACCATTTTTATAACCATAACACAGTGACTATGACTTGTAAACCATTATTTTAAATAAATCTAAACGTAGTGTGTATTTCTTTTTCTTCTTTTGATAACCACCAGTAATCACAAGAACACATTTCTCGTGTGTTACCGTTATTGTCTCTAACAGCAACTTCATTACACCCGTCAGGCATAGATTCTGTTGATAACCATTCCCATGGAGCATAATATTCAGGCTTAGTCATTTAATAATCTAATTGATATTTTATAGTTATAACATAATGACTATGACTTGTAAACTATTATTTTTAAATTCTTTCTACTTTACCTTCCAACCAACAACTATCATTGTTTTCTTAGAAGCACACACTTTGCCATCCGAAGAGACAAGTGTGTGCTTGAGTTTTGTTTACTCGTCGGCATTCACACTCTGATATGAGCAACTCTTGCGAGGAAGGGCGGTCAGCCGAATACCTTTTAAGCTCAGTTTGCATACTGACGGCAATTTTCCCAAGCCTATCAGACGACAACAGGGAAAATTTGATGGTTGATGTGTTCATTGCCATCATCGTGACTATAATATTTAGACAGCATTTAGACTTGGCTGTATCATGGTGTAATTTGTGCCCTAACTGAGCCCAAGGACTATGTCCTTTCTTCAGGTTTGGCTACTCACTTGAGGCTATGCCTCTATGTTAGCAGAATATCAATGTTTGATATATTCTACATTAGCTCCTGTCTTAATCTTTGGAGCTCCGTCTATGTGGTGAAACACAAACTGTGTCTCTGAAAACTCTTTAAACAGTCCTTCCCAAATAGGTCTCCAGTTACCTGTTAACCTTGCAGTTGCTTGCTGATCTCTTTGAGAATGCAGAATAAGATCAGTAGTACTCGTTAAATCAAAGCTAAAAAGAGAATCGAATCCATAAAGATGAATTTCTTCTGCTTTGAGTTTATTTGCTACATAATGAGTAGCAACATGTCCACAATTGAAGTCTGTATGATTTGCAGCATAAGGTGGTAGGTCTGTATAGAAGGCCTTCACTTTTGGAGCAATCTTCATATAAAACTGAGGATGTTTTTCCAGCCAGATCTTTGGTCTCATACCTAAGATCCATTCTCCTGGAATAATAAGACTTCCTTCTGTGATAGCTTTCATCATCTTGAAATCAACAATTGTTGATGCGTAAGCATTATGAATATCGAAGGGAGCAAGATTGCAGGTCATTCTAAGACCTATAGTTCTGTTATCAAAAAGGGCACATGATTTGCCGTTGCCGATAATATGTGCTACTTTAGCCATTCATCATTTCTCTTATTTTGATTTTGCCTTTGGGACCAGTCCAATGCACAATTTTAGCATTCCTGTCAGTTAATCCATCCAAAAAATCCAATCTTAGAAAATTGTATTCGGATGAAACCTCGTTAATATATATAAGCTTCTGCAGAGGATCTGATAACATTTCTTGTAAAACCTCTTGATCTCCAACTTTATTTTGGCTAATGCATCTTTGGGACCAAAGCTTGAGAATGGGAGGGTTATGAATAACTCCAACAACCCCTGAGTTATACCAGAGCTCACCTCGGCGGCGACTCCAAGGTCTATCTTGGCACATACTCAATTTGCTCTCAAGAAGAAGATCAAACATCTCGTTAAGATTACCCCGAACTTCACAATCAACATCAAGCCAGATCTTCTTATCAGCCTTAATGTCTAATATGGCTTTAGGCTTATAGAACCAAGCTTTAATGTTTGTATTAATCTTATCTGTAATCTTAATACCATATGCTGCAGCATGATCAATACCTTTTTGACTTAATCCAAAATCAACAACTTTAATATTAGCAGTAGGATTATGTTTAAAAAAGTTTGAAAGAAACCAAGGAAGCATCCATTCCTGCTGAGCATCACAACCTGTTATGAATGTATTAAGCATTTGTAAGCCTTGTGATCATACCTAAGATACTCTGGCATTCTTTTTTTCTGGTATTAGCATCATGTATGTCTGAAACAGAAGCACCATGACCGAGACCGGAAAGTGTATATTTGTATTCTAAAAGTAAATCAAATCTATTAATTCTACTAGTAATGTCAGTTTTTATCTTAAGTAGAGTATCAGTATCAGTCATAGTATTTTAAACTCCGCATTATAGTTATGCTTAGCTAAACAGCCTCGTTTATGCTGGATTGAGCTAAAGTTATCTTTTACCTTTACAATCCAAGGATAGTACTCTTGAACATTAAAATCATTCTTATTAATGAACAGATCAGTTGGAACACCGCCGTCAGCTTGAGCTTTATCAAGAAGTTTTCTTGCACCCCGGGGTGTAATCATATAAGCATGAGCTCCAGGTAGATAAGTCTTCGAAGTAAGGGTATTAACACCTAAAAGAGAAGGAGTATTAAACTTACCGTAAGAAGGAGCTCCAATAGAACATATGTCTTTGAAGGGTATTCTATCATAATCTAAAGAACCAGTGAATATGGCATCATGTTCTAGAATTAGGATCTTTTTGTTTGATTGGTATGCATACCACCAAAGAGAAACGTGAGAAGCAAATGCAGCAATGCATGGTTCTGTTCTCGAATAGATACTATCTGCTTCAAACTTACTTACTGAAATACCATTTACAGCCAAATACTTTCTTGGGTTTTCAGCCGGCGTAAAACCCGGCCAGATTTCAGCAACAATCTTTCCAATGTCTTCAGCACTTTTTAGACATTTCTGCGCTGCAGTCTGAGATTCTTCTTTATCAATAGCAATTATATAAGCTTTCATGATGACGTTGTAGACCTCGTTCTTTGAACTTTTGTGTAATAAGTTGTAGTGATACCTAGATCTGAAAACATCTGTTGATTCAATAGAGCATCATTAGGCCAAACTCCATGTTCTTTAACAGCAGCAATAGCACTTTTTGCAAATCTAGGTTTAATGATATAAGCAGAGTTACCGGCAAGACCTTGAGGAATCATATACTTATCCACAATAGGCGGCCTGATGAATTTCTTTCCTGAAGTCTTAGCATTTTTGACATGAGCATCATATATTGAGGCTCGTCTTGTAGCACCAATAGGAGAGTTTAGACCTATACATCCGTATTTAGAATCTAGGATCTCTTCAATAGGAGGATTCTTAATAAAGAAGGCATCGTGCTCGAGAATCAAGATAGGCTCTTTACTGTCAACAGATACCTGCCAGAGAAAGTAATGGGAAAGGGCACAAGCAATCCGAGCATTTAAGTTAACTGTAGGGTATGCTGAAAGTTTCAATCCAGTAGCAATATCAAGTCTTGATCCACTGCTTGGGTATGTCCATTTAAGCTTTTCTTGTTTCAGCATTGGTTGTGCTTCATCAGCAGTTACCGCGTTCACTGTCATAACAGGAGCTAATTTGGTATTTGATTTAGCAGAAGCAATACAGTTCTGTGATGCTGTAATAGATATACTATTGAGTGCCAGAGTTATTACGTAAGCTTTAAGAGATTGCATAAATCACACTATCTAATTCGCCAGTCTTATTTGTATTATCATGAATAGTAATATTTGTGTTCTGAATTGCATCATGGAATAAAGCAAACTCTTGTTTATTATAATCAGATGGCCGAGACTTAATCCATTTATTCTGCCATTCTGCAAATCCGAATTTATCAATACGGAATACATCCTCAACAAAATATATCCCGTCCTTCTTAAGCATAGGCTTAAAATTCTCATAGGTCTGTCTATTTGCTTTAGGAGTGTGCTTTCCGTCATCAATTATGAAATCAAAAGAAGGCCATTTTTCATTCTTCATGACATCAGCCCAACCCTTTCTAGTGCTGTCACCTTTTATATAAGAGAATCTCTCATTGGTATTCAGATCACCAAGTTCTTCAGGCTGCAGTCTTGAGAAAATATCAATTCCATACATATTAGCATTCGGCATATAGTCTAGAAATGCTCTTGTTGAAGCTCCATGAAATACTCCAATCTCAAGAATGTTGAGCTTTTTATCTGCAACAGGTGCAAAATATTTACTGTAGATGGTATGATACTGATGCTTTTTAGCTTTATCACATCCATATTTATTAAACAGATCTTTTAGTTCACTCATTCCAATAGTTCCTCTTAGGTCCGCTATCAAAATCATAACCCCAGTAATCAATATCTTTCTGATACCAGTCTGCTACAATTTGGGTTGTTTCTGGAGTATATAAATCCATATAACTCCCTTTATTTAGGGCTGTTACATTTCTTGCTCTAGACATCTGAGGAATGTTAAAATATTTGCATATGTCCTCATTGTAATTTTCAAATCTGATAATCTTAGCCATACATTTTAGACCATTTTTATCAGAAACGTGATCCCAAGCTGGATACCATCCACGAATAGCTCTATGCCACATGAACTCGTTGGCTCCCCATTTATATCTTTCTTCTAGGAAGGCTTCAAATGATGAAACATCAGCATAAGAATTGGAAACTTTCTTCTCTACTTCTATTACCTTCTTGGCGAAAAAGTATCGAGAAACAACTCTGTCCCAAGGATTTCTTACAATTGCAAATGCATCATATTGTGATGTATACTGGGTATTTATATCTCTCCATCTGCTGTGTTCATTTCCGTGGTGATCACCAAGCATAGTCATGACTGTATTGAGAGAGTTAGTGTAATCGGGGTTCTTATGTAAATGAGCTCCTGCAATAATTATTTTGTCTCTCAGAAATGGAGAATGCCGAATAGTCATGCCGCCATTCTTTGGAATATGAATAAAGATCTTTTTATGCAGCATGTTTTTGTTTCTCTATTTCATGATTAAAATGTTCTTCTGCGAAGATTCTGCTCAGTATATGTGATCCATCAGAAGCTCTTCTGATTTCTTTATAATTAAAGTATAATACCGCAGTATCAAATACTGTCCTCATACAGTAGTAATTGCCTATTATAGTTTCAGCTGAGTAGCTATCCAATAGAGAATCTCTATGCCAATCAAGTTTCCATGATTTAGATTTTTCAGACATATTTCATAAGCTCCTTTACGTTTTCACCTCTTTGGGGCAATTTATCCTTGAGAAAGAAATGCACAAAATGAGCCTTCTTCATCTGATCTTCTCTGATAGCACTATAAAGAGCATTGAATCTCCAGTCAAGATTCTTGATCTTCAGTCCGTTCTTTTCTTCTGATCTGATCCAAGTATTGAGAAGGGTCTGATCTGTTGACCATTTCCAATTTCCCACTCCATCAATAAACGGTTTGAACTCAGGTCTTGAGAGAAATTGTATAGGTGTCTGTCCTCGTAGATAATCATCAACAAGCTTTTGATTCATTACCATAATACCCATATTCATAAACTGGGCACCAAAGCTATTCCATTTCCAGTCTACATTTCTAATATTAGAATACTGCATTTTAGAATAGTTCTGAATTTTAGTTTTATATTGAGAGGTGATAGGCATTTCTCTCTCAACAACTCCTCCAAAGTGATATTCATCAGAAAGCTCATTAAAGATATTTGGAGCTCCAGGTTTAATAAAGACATCTGAGTCAACTACTGCAACCTGTTTTCTGGTCTTCAGATAAGTAAAGGCATTTTCTTTTTCATATATTGGAAGATATCCTAGTCTCTCCACAGCATCTTTAGACCTATTTGTAGTAAATGGGTCTGGCCTTACTTTAAGAATAGGAGTTTTTTGAACAGCGTGTTCAATGCCATGCAGCTTACAGTATTGAGCTACAGACTCTACACAATGATCATAAAGTTTAGATCTTTTTCCAACATAAACTTGATAGATTAGAGTTTTCATTATTAATTCTCATCTTCTTCTTGCGTTTCTTCTGTTTCTCGATGCCCAGCAACACCACTAAGTTTTTCTTGGCCTCTTGACCAAGCTGTTACGCCAAGAATACCGCCCATTGAAACGTGGAATAACCCACCACTCGAAAGAGTAATAGGTTCCCATTGTTCAACAATAGAAGTATCGTTGGTGATATCTGGATTCTCGAGAAGATAAACTTGGAGTATAGGCCAAAAAATGGGTGCTATTAGGAAGTCAAACATAACAATAATCATGTAAACCCAACCCATCATAGGCCGCCATTTATTTTGAATCCATGTTTCTTTCATATTTGTATTTATAGAGTTTGAGTGACAGTCTTACAAATTTCTGTGGCTTTATCAAACTCAGCTCTGAACCGATTTCGTTTCATTCCTGAACTCAAAAAGTATTTCATGTTCTGAATAGTACCCTGATTCTTACCAGAAAGCTTATATGATCTTACAATCTCTTCAAATTCATTTCTGAGTTTTAAGTAATTAAAAATGTTCATCCGAATCCATATGCAGACATAATCTTCATAGTCTGTTCTTGCTTGCTTGTTCAATTAAAAAGTTGACAGTAGGAGGAATAGGGTAGAAGTACTCGATGATAGAATCACTATTTATCTTTGTGAATTTAATACATTTAGTTCCTTCTGGAATACCTGATTGTGCCATAGAATTTCCCATAATACACAAGCCCCAGTCTCGAGGCCAGCCGTCTTCTGCCTTTTCTTTCAATGAAAGATCCGGTAGAGTTCGAAAGGGCATTGCTCGCTGAATCCAATCATTTGGAGCACCCGCGCGGCTTTGATATCTCTGAAATGGCGGCTCAGCCCCGAACTCATTGCCTGTTGCTTCGGCTGCTTCACCAGTACCGGCGCAGAGATCGCATGTATACTTATTAAACATCGTGATATTCCTCATCAGCTAATACATGAAGGTGAGTTTTCATTGTCCAAATTGCATCAGACAGTGCATTGTGTTCTTTTTCATTTGCAAAAGGAGATTTATCAGCACCTACTTGATCCATAAATTGCTTTAGGTCTCGGCAATACATTGGCCAACCTTTAGGTAGATCCATCATTGTTCCAAAGAGCTGACGTAATACAACCCAATCATAGGATGCATAGTAGGCCCAGAACTCTGGATTCGGACCAGCAAATTCAAGAACTTTCTGAGCAATCTCTTTCTTTGGAATTGCATCACCTGTCATAAAGGGAATCACATTATCTGTGACCCACTGACTAGCAAGAGAATGATCACAGTCTGAATTTTCCAGATAGAGCTGAGCACCTTTATCATCAATCATACCTATTGAAAGAAGCTCAATGGTCTTACCATCTTCAATAAACTCTGTATCAAACCAAATTTTACTCATATGATGTCCTCATAGATCTCTTTCCAATTTGCAACCCTTGTAACCATTGGATGTTCATCATTCTTATTATGATCTCCATCCATCAGATAGCAATTCAGGCCAAGATCAACCCCTTGAATAGCATTACTCATATGATCTTCTACCCAGACACATCCTGTATCTTTATAAGCTTTAAGATAATGTGACTTATTAGCATTCTGATTTATACAAGTCATCTTTTCAAATGCAGTTTTACCAAACAGTCTTTCACAATTAAATTCTCGAAGCCTTATTGCCATAGGATCATCCCCGAGTTTAGTGATACAATGAAACACAAACCCGTGTTCTTCATGTAGTTTACGGATATATTTAACTGAGTCTCGAAGAGGGCTTAAATAAGCAATACCAGCTGATTCATTAAACATACCGACATAGGTCTGAATCTGTGTGTCAGAAATGTCATTGTATCTTTGCTCAATCCGATGACCAACATGATCAAAGTGATCTTGATTATAGCCATGCCGAGCTAGAAATTGGGTAAAACCGTAAACCCAATCAGCAAGAACTCCATCATAGTCCGTGAGGATTACTTTTTCATTGATATTCATCATAAATTCCTTCATAATTGATGTAAATTGGCTCAATTCCTTGAGCTTTATTTCTAATACGCTTGGTGCTAATCCAAAAGCTCCAACATTCTTCACAGTGCTCAGAATCATTACAGATTATGTTAATAATCCAAACAAAGTTGATTCTCTGTTCTATTTTCCACTGCCAATTTCTAGCAGAAAATGTTTGATTACTTGATCCACCAAGGATCACATTTATCAGAACAGAAATTGCAATTAGTATTCTATAGAGATAATGCTTTAATATCATCTTCGTAATCTCTTATTCTTGTGATGAGTTTATTCGCCCAATTATCTCTTTTTTCAATAAAGACGCGAGGCGCGTGGTAATCAACGTCCATAATTATAACAAGTTTGCTGATTGGTATTCCTGTTCTTTCTTCCCACATAATAGAGTATGCAGTCATCTGAAGAAAGTAGTCTTCAATCCATTCTTTTTTCTTAATCTTTCTGCTGGTCTTAAAATCAATAATAGCAACAGAACCGTTTAGCTCTGCAATTAAATCAACTCGCCCAGCAAGTCTTAGATAATTGGAATAGAGAGGAACTTCTTGTGCCCAGATCTCTCCGAGATTTTTATCGAGATATCTGGAAATCTTATTAAAACCTGAACGAGCCATTGGCATCATTTTCGGAACAGTCTCATTGTCTAGGTATTTTTCCAAACAATCATGGAGTTCTGTTCCACGGTTGGCAGCAAACCTGCTAATCTTATCAGCTTCTGCATGACCGACTCGATCACGCCACTCCTGCAGCCATTCCTTATTTCCGTGTCCTAGGACTGTGGTAATAGAAGGGTACTGTTTGCCTTCTGGAGTAGTATATTTTCTACCTTGAGGTGTAGTTGAGACTTCGAGGTTCTGAATACCAAAGTCTCGAGTGGAATGTATAAATGCCATTAAATGATTGTAAGAACAAATAATACAGTTGCAATAACAGTAACAATAACAGTAATAACAAAAACCCAAGCAACAAACTTAAATACTTCCGCTGCTGCGAGTGCCGCCAGTGAATTTCCATTAATCATTATATAACTCCTAAAATGCCAACCAGAACAAAATTACCCAAAATTGCAACAATAGCTACAATTACCGTTTCAACCTTTTCAAATTTACTCATTTTCTTCCTCATAATACTTAGAGACAGCAGCTTCCTGCCAGCTCTTCTCATATTTTAGTCTACGAGTGTTTGAATCTACAGTATCTTTGATCCTGTGATCCTGTTGCTGGGCACTTCGTCGCTGATCTTTACGTCGGTTCTCAGCAGAGCCCCTTGAATATTTAGCCATAACTTCCTTCTTTTGACTAACCTTGATAAGTGCACCTTAACACATCACCAAGGCTTTGTAAACAATTAAATTCTTTTTTCTGTATCAATGGTTGCAAAGATAAGTGCTCTTGCAATTTCTTCCATCTCGGACTCTTGGTCAGTTGCCTTAAGGTCAGCAGCATTTGAGCCGAAGAAAGGTTCAACAATCACAGCAGGTGCTCGTCCAGCAACAAGAGACATATAGCCTCTGCCTTTTGTTCTAGAATTCCGAACTTTAATGCCACGATTTATCCTACCCATTGCCTGAAGAAGTTGTTCTTGGATTTCCTCAGCAAAGATAAGAGAATTTTTTGAGCCGCTGGAAAGTGTTTCTGTTCCACCTGCTGATGTTGCAGCTGCAGAGTTAAAGTGTAGTTCCATTGAGAGATCAGCTCCCCATGCATCTACTTCTTTATAGACTTTTCTAATTTCTCGTGTGTATCCTAGGCCTGCAGTTCTGATGAAAATATTAACATCAATACCGACATCTTTGCCTGAGTTTACAATCATGTCAGCAAGTCTGCTATTATAGCTAAACTCAGTCTCACCTGTGTCTCGTCTTACAGCACCTTGGCTTCTAACATTGTGGCCGACCACAACAGCTAATTTAAGTTTACTCATCCATCTGTTCCTTTGTTATAATATAGTCCCTGACAATATCTGATCTGATAATGTCTGACCAATTGAATTCAATAAGTTTAAAGTATTTCATCTGTTCAATAATAGATATGAATCTAAGAATACCGTTTTTATCATCTTGTCTAATCAAGTCTGATTGCTTAAAATCACCTGCAAAGATGATCTTTGTGTTAACCCCAATTCTAGTCATGATTGAATCAAACTCATGAAAGGTTAAGTTCTGACACTCATCAACAATTATGATACAGTTATCAAGAGTAAGCCCTCGAATAAATGATGTTGACAAGAACTCAATTCTTTTAGAGCTTGTCAGTTTATTGTAGGACTGCTTATCATCAAAAAGTTCATTCACAATTGCTCGGTAAGGAGCTGTGTATGGATCAAATTTCTCTTCAATAGTTCCAGGTAAGAAGCCGGCATCCCGAGTAGGAACAATGGATCTCACAATGTAGATTTTCCTTGCGTCACCTTTGGTGAACACAGACTGGAAAGCTAAATACATAGCAAGAAAGGTCTTGCCAGTACCCGCAGACCCAAATAGACCTAAATGATATCCTGCATCCCAAGCTTCTTTAGCTTTACTTTGATTTAATGTCTTAGGTTCTATCTTACCTAGCTCATGAGCGGGCATATTCAAAGTATTGTTTTTCTTTCTACTTAACGTTGATGGTGTTTCCACGTCCAGATCCTTTCTTAACGGCACCAAGTAAATCATTCCAACTGTCTGGTGTTTTGGAAAGCAAAGAGCCAGCCTGTGACACAATTTTTGGTGCACATAGCTTTTGTTTCATATTAGGATCTTCAGCAAGAATCACTTTGAGCTCTTCATGAGAACAGATGATATGATTCACTTCTTCAGTTTCTTTATTGATTAATGTATAGCTTGGCATAATATACCCTTATTGTTTACAATGGTATTTATACACCTAGAACCACTCTGGTACTTTTCTCTTTGTCCATTCCATCTTGAATCTGTGTTGCTTTGTTTTATAAAATTCTCGATAGGCTGATACAGGCTCAAGAGCATATAGATGAGGCTGATCTTTCATGGCAAGTTTCCAGGGAGTTTGCAAACCTACTGGAATATGTGTTGGAGCAGTGAGTAGCAACTGTCTAAACAGTTCGTCGCATCTATGGGTCCGGTTATACCTAAAACTATACTCATCGCAGAGAGCTATGAAGTGCTGATAATGCCAGTTGTAATTTTCGGATGTCTCTGTAGTCCATACTGTGCAAGGGTGTTTCTCATGAACTGACTTATATAGAACAGTATCGAGGCTTGGATGCTCCCAGTAAGTCCTAAGAGTCTTGCCCGATTTGGATCTGCGTTTGGTTGGATTACCATCAAGAAGCCTATGGACTGTGCACAGCATCTGTGCTGACTCAGTTGGCATTTTGACAACATGTTTATTGCATTGCATCTGCGCAGCAATAATCGGATCGGGGTGTAATGCAAATATGTTCATGCTTGTATCATATCAAAATCTTAGGCCTTGTAAACAAAAAGGCCCCGATTTCTCGAGGCCCTTAATATTTTGTTATGCAGGAAGTAAGCTCAACTCTTTGATTTTTTCATCTACTATATTTCTTCGTGATAGAATTTTTCTCATAAGAATTTCCTGTCCTTCTTTTTCAAGAATCTCTGCATATGCAAGCAATGAGTCAGAGTCTTTTTGAAGTCTTTCGAGTTGAGTTATAAGCATATTTATCTCCTGTTACAGTGTATTATACTAAATAGATCACTCCGGAAGTAGTCCGGGGAAAGCCTCCTTTACCACTGCTTTTGTGATACCCTTTGGAGCTTTCTTATTCACCATATCAATGACTAAGGTTGCGTCATTGGGATGAATTCCTTCTAAGATCTCAATATATTTCCGTTCTCTCTGAACTTGAGGAAGCTTATTTCCTGCTGGTGTATTGCAAAGATACATAAATTGTCGATGCATTTTGGAAAGGGTTGTTGGGTGATTATGGCCTTCTGAAGCAGTAAAAGGCACATCCCAGCCAGTCGGTACAAGAAACCTAATTCGGTCATCAAATGTGCCGCGAAGAATGTCAAGCATTGCATCTGTTTTATTTACTCTCAGATATTCTGCTTTCTCTTTCTTGGTCTTTTTCTGTGAGGCTTGAACAATAAGCTCAGAGGTATTATAGGTGATATTCGGATTCAATTTACAAACTCCTGCACTCTCTCGAGTAGCATTTTCATTCTGTTTTTCAGTAGATAAGGCATAACTTTTTTACCATATCCGGTTTTATCTTGATTTACAAATGTATTTATACACTCTTGCTTTAAGTTAGCTGGTGTATAGCTAAGATCAATCATCATTTGGTTACGTTTAAAGTTCTTGTATTGTTCGGTTCCCAAGTCTGCTTCTAGGTTGTCAGATGCAAGCATCTTTTCAATCATCTTCTTGGAGATAGGTTTTGCTCTTGATTCCTTTTTCACTAGGAAATCATCAGCCGAGCGGACATTAGGAACGCCGTCTCCTGAATCACCCTTGAGAAGCATCTCAAACAAGAAGCCGGAAGGATCATCAACTTGCATAATCTTTTTAGTCCGTAGAGAGAACTGAGAGACATTAGAGTATTTGTGTAGTTGTTTAAAGTCCTTATCAGAAGAGATAATCATAATCTTCTCATTCTTACCAAATTCTTGAGTAAGATCTACCAAAGCTCCGATTACATCATCGCCTTCACATCCATCAACTTTAACAGTCTTGTAGGGAAAGTGGTTCTCCAGATCATCCCGAGTCTCATTCACAATCTTAAAAACGAGATTCCAATCAATTGTGGAATCATCTCGATTCGTCTTACGGTTAGCTTTATATTCTTTAAAGAAACCATACCGCCAGTTATTTGGGCCATCACAGCAGATTACAATCTCACCATATTCGGCCTTAAACTTTGACCGATACATACGGATTTGGTTGAGAATCATATGACGGATCATATCTTCATTATCAGACATATCTGGGTTGACAAGAACAGTAGCAAATGCCAATGCAGAGTAATCAATTAATATCATAATTTATCCTGTTTCAAGTGTTTCAAGTGTTTCGAGTTAATCCTACAGCCTATATAGCCATTGTGATACATCTTATCATAAAGCACGTGCTTTGTAAACTGCTCATATGCCTCCCAGTAGGAACATTCACCTTTTGTTTCACATAATCGCAGAATTTGTCTGTCAAATGCAGCAGAGCCTTTTTCTTCTACTAGCTTTTTGAGTGCTTCGTTAGAGCCGTGGTAGGATTTCCAATCTGACTCGGTCACCTTGACTCGTTTTCTCTTTTTACCTTTCAAAGGAGGAAGCCTCTTAGTTGACCTAAACAGCTTCTTTCCGATGTATTTCATTCCATCTGGGTCTGTAATTAGATAAACAAACCCTACATAATCATTAATCATCTCTGAGGTAAATTCTTTTCCCTCATAATACCACATTACTTTTTTGGTTCTGCTTTTGTAAGATCTTCATTATCTTCCCAACCAGTACCTGTGTTCTTATCCTTATCTTTAGGTGTCACAATCTTGACTGTATTTCCGATGTTCCTATTCTGTCTGAACATAATCATATGCTCAGCATTCTTATACTCAAAAGACCATTGGTCTAAAACCCAAGCATAAGATGGTTTAATTCTTTGAGATGGTAGAGACTTATCAAAAGCCTCCACCAGATAATTGTTGAAAGAATACATTAAGATTCCTCCACATTGTCCACTTCATTGGAACAAATTGGACAATAAATCGGCTCTTCTGCGTCAGGTGATTCAATTATCTCAACAGTGGTGATTGATTCACAATCAGAACAAGATAGTGTATATGTTTTCATGTAATTTTCCTTTATTGAGATATTTATTAAACCTTAAAAATCAATCTCACAACCGTTTCCTGCACATGCTATTGCACCAAGCGTATTAATATCAATAAAGTCTCTCTTACCGAGTTCTGTTGACCACTGAATGTCCTTAAAGTTATTCTGAATCTTATTCCATTTATGGAAGAGATAGCTATCCTTTAAGCAATATTCAGTCTTTTTCAGATCACCTTCGAGATAGTTATCAGCAAACTGTTTAAACCTACGAACCCAATCTCTCTTGGCTGCATTCTCTGAACTATCAAGAGACAGATCTTTCCCAAATCCTTGAGCAGTAAGACACGCATCCCAAACTGTATTAAAGGTTGATAGCCCATCAACAACAAGACCTGATGCAAAAATAGCAGCAGTTCCGTATTTCTCTACCATCTGTTCAGCATCAATCACTTCTGTATTAGGAGCTTGATTAAAGTCCTTGTCTCCATAGTCACCAAGAAGGGAAATACCAGCAAAGAATTCTCTATTATTATAGATATATTCTTCAATTTCATCCCAATCTGTCACAGTAATTGTATTGGAAACATTATGACTCAATCCTGGAGCTGCACAGAGTTCTTCATTAGTTCCTTCAAGTACCCAGTTCTTTTGAACCTTCTTGACTAATTCAAGATGGTCTACACCCATTGCATCATTTCTGAACATCGAGCCTTTTTTAGGAATGACAGGAAATGAAACTGTATAATCAGTACCGTGAGAAGAACCTACTGTATCCTCTACCATATGAGGATTGGTTTCTTTAATCAGCTTTGCTACTTCACTGTCTTTTGTGAGTGTTACATTTCTGATAAACATAGGAGAGTGATCGGGGTGAATACCTGAAGCTGTCTTAAGAAGAACTGAAGCATTTCCACTGGGTTTCACACAGGTTGTCCGCGCAGCAGGATTAATCCCAATGATTGCAGCTACTTCTCTATTGACTTCTTTTACGATTTTTGCTCCACGTTGAAGAATCTTCTCATCAAATAGTACTTTTGGATTATTCATCCAACCAGTAATGGAAACACCAAGTAGAGCTTCTCTCTCGAAGATTTTCTTAGTAGTCTCACCGAGGAATTTGAAATTAGTATAAGCAGCCTGAAGAGTTCCGAGAATAGCACCAGATCTACAAGCTTCATAGAATACTTCTTCTGATGAGCACATGCCGCCATTAATCTCAGTTAGGTTACAACCCTGCCATCCAGACACACCATCAAGCTGAGGATACATGCCGATTTCTACACAGGGGTTTACCGTGAACTCAGTTGATTCAGAAAACACAAAACCAGGTTCTCCAAATGTTTTTGTTCTAGTAATAATTTCCTTAAACTGTTCTCTGGTAATATTAGACCTTACAATTAATGCAGAGTTATTAGACCGAGCACGTTGAGGATGTTTCTTATGCCAGTTTGGAGTTGATTTTGCTTCCATCATTTCCATATCATCAGGAGAGAAGAGACAGATAGTAGCTGATCTTCGTACACCACCGGCAAGCACTGCATCGGCCATAAACATACAGATATCATAAACATGGATTGGACGCAAACGTGATTCACCAGCTAAGATGACAGTTTGGATAAGGTGTTCAATTTGGTCAAGGGCAATACGGAGAGGTTCCGGGCCCGGAGCTTTAAAGTTTCCTGCTACAACAGTACCTTTTCTTCTGATATTTGTTAGGTCAAAGTAAACTCTTCGACCCTCAAAGTCAGGTCTCTTACCGCCGCCCTCGAAATATGAAGAAAGAAGAACATCAGCACACTCAGCCCATCCCTCAATGTCATCAGTAGCAACATGAGTCTTTGCTTGACCCTTTCTGGCTTTCACATCGGCAATTTTAGCTACGTGATGTCTCTGAACTGAGAAACCAGCCCCAGCCCCACATAGAAGAATATAGAAGAACTCTCCGAAGAACGCCTCACGGTCAGCATAGCTAGAAGTACAATTATACATCTTCATCTCGTGCTTAAGAAGGTGATCGCCTCCAAATTGTAGAGATCTTTGTGCAGCTAGAACTAATTGCTTCTTATAAGCACCACGAGCTTCTTCTAGGTATGGCTGTAGCTTCTCGTTGTTTTTAAAGTAGTCTTCATGCATAGAAATAACTCTATCAACAGATTCCTCCCATGTCTCATATCTTTCTTTATCATCCATATATCTGGAATAGCCATCATGAAATTTTGCTTCTGACATGAGCGAACGCGTATCGATGAACTTATTGTCTATCATAAGAACTCCCTTTTCTTCTTGGTTTTGTGTATGTGTTTTATTTATAACTAGTTAGTCTGTCAAACTGTTCTCATAGAAAACAATGATGTCTTTTTGCTGTTTAATATAACGGCTTAGTTCTGCCACATTTAGGGCTAAATTTTCATAATCATCAACAGAAAGAGCATAAAAAGCCCAATTTTCTCCTGAGGTAGTAACCCATTCTTCCAGAACTTCTGAAATATTTTCACTAGTAATGACTTTAAATTGAACATTGTTTAAGTCAACGCCGCGAGGGGCAGGCTGAATCTGAATCTGTTCTTCAATAAAAACCGACTCTGTTATAATTTCTTTATCCGTTGTTAAGCAAGCACTAACGACTAGTAATAGACTCAAGATTGCTAAAAACTTCACGGGTACCATCATTGATTCTTCTTTCTATTAGACCAGGTTTTGATATGCTTAAGTATTCTAAATCATGTTCAGCCAAAAGTACAATCAATTCTCTTGATTCTGTCTCTCTTTCTGATAGTGATTCTGCTAATTCAAAGCTTCTTAAAGCATTTGATTCTGCTGAATTCTTTAATGCTTTAATTGTAGCTGTGTTGCTTCTATTAGAAGAAATCAGTTGAGCTTGAGCTGTGATTAATTCTTCTATCTTATTCTGAGATGAGTTGTAATACCATCCGAAGCCTAGGATGAGTATTAAACCAGCACCAATAAAGATTTTAGTCGGACTTAGAAAACTGAGCACGTTTGAACACCTTCTTTTTCTTTTTTACTATAACTGTTTCTGAATCATCACCAGCACCAGGAACTGAGCCTGTATTGGTGGCCGGGGCTTCTTCATATAGATTTTTATAGATAGAAGCTAATTCCCGAGCTGTCATATCAGTTTTAAATTCTCTTGTTACTGCATAAGCAGCAGTAGCTACAGTTTCTTTTTTGGGATTATCTTTAACAATCTCTTTGATTCTATCCATCAAAGCCTTATCGAATCTTTCTTTTGTCTTAGTTGAAGCATCACTTTCTGTCACATACTTCTTAAAGTTGTCCATTAGATTTTCCTAAGCTTTTCTATTACATCTTTATTCATATCTATATCTAAATAATCTGTTTCTTTAGTATATTTTAAATACAGAAGGAATGGTTTTATTACTTCCATTTGTGTATCATCAAACGAAGCTTCGCACATAATGAGAGATGGCTTAATACCAAAAGAATTAAAGATAACTATCAAATGGTTTAGTATTAATCTCTCAGCTAATTCAGTTCCAGTTAGAAACTTTGTAATTAATCTTTTTATATATTTGAATCTGAGAAGATCCTCCTTAAAGTCTTCTATATCTGCTGACTTTGGATTATAGTAATGCAAAGCAGCAAAGTTCATAAACTCTTCACTAAAAGTATTTTGTTTGATCATATCTTCTAATTTCTGTCCATAAGGTTACAGCAATTGCCATGAATAGAGCTTTAGCAAAACTAGCATCATTCTTTAAGGCCGCGCCGTACCATTCACCAGCTGCCACAAAAGGTCTGTAGTTTTCCTCAAGCATTTTATCGTGAACACATGCAGAAAGAAGATATTTAGGGTCATGAGGATTTAAAATCCACGTGAGAAACTTAGGGACAGAACTTTCAAATTTAAAGCCCGGAGATATAAGCAGAATACAGTCACTATTTTTCTTACCCTTGCTCCAAGTAATTACTTTTGTTGTTTCATATCTATCCTCTTCAGGGAGATATTTGCACCAAGTATTACTCATTCGTATCTTTACGCATATCTTCTTTTCTGTGTTGCTATTGATGTAGGATTAATAAGAGAAATCTTTGCCAATTTTCTTCCTACTTCATTTGAGTTTGAGGAATCTGTTTCACCATAAGATGTCCAAAGAATACCGATACTTTGCCAGCTTTCGGCGTCTTGCCATTGCTTTAGCAGTTAAGTATTCAATCAGATCAAGTTGAAGAGGAGACTTAAAGCCTCCGATAAACTGCGAAATCAATTATTTAAATGTCTTGTGGTAAATGCGTCAGCCCCATCGCGGCGAGCGTTGCCAGCGCGTCGTCACCCACACAGGCCGTCAACTTGTTGGGCATGGCCGTCACAGGCGTCAGGCTGAACACCAGCGCCGCTTGTGCGCGATTAGCACCTGCCATGCTTATTATGTTGTCAGTGTCCCAAGCAGGGCGTTGTAAGTTGCTCTGTGCCGCCGTTGTGAATGTGTCGGACACTGGTAGGCTTGCGACGGCGTAAAGGTTGCCGTCAGCATCTTGCCAGTTCAATGCGCCGTAGGTTAGCGCGTCCGGTGCGCCGAAGCCAAGCACCATGGCCAGTTGATTGGAGTCAGTCCGCATCAATTCGGGGCATGCGATTGTTAGTCTCATTAGAATCCTCCTGTGACTGATACAGTCCAGCCGCGTGACCGGAGTGTAGTGATAGCAGCCTCGCCAGTTGATGAGGGGGCCGACCCGCCCGATTGATCGAATACCCTCGTCCCGGCTGCGATACCGGATGCAACGAGCGACACCAGAATGTTATCGATGCTGGTTTGGGTTAAAGCGGTGTCGGTAAATGCGTTGGTAAAGTTACCGCCACTTATATTGTCGAAGGCATTAGCTGGGAA